GACCTGCCGGCGTTCAGGGCCGGGGGCAGAGCCGCGGTCACCTTGAACTGGTTGAGGTTACCACCCTCGTCGACGACGGCCGATTCAATCAGGAGGGCCGAGATGGCGCCGGTGGTGAAGCCACCGAGTACGATGAGGCGCTCGTTGAAGGCGAAGACCTCGTGACCGGTGCGCGGGACAAGAAGGGCGGAAGCTGCAAGTCGGAAGCCAAGAGACATGGTTGTTTACCTCGTATGGGGGCAAGGAGCCGTTGCCCTCTAGATTAGGGTCTTAGGCTGCCAAGCGCTGGCGCTTGAATTCGTCCCAGTCCGGAGCCTGGTAGGTGACCATCCCGCTGGCCGTGAAGCCGTACCCGGGCATGAGCGTCGCCATGGTGCAACGGCAATGCGGGTGCAGGCCCCCGATGCTCGGCAGGTCCTCGCCACGCGTGTGGTATCCGTGCTTGACCTCGCTCAGCAGCCAGAGGCGCGGGGTGACACCGTCCTCGAGGAGGTGCACACGCCGGCACTCCTTGCAGAGGAGGTTGTCGTGGACCACGATGAAGTAGACAGCGGGGTCGCCTATGCCCAGGTGTGCGTTGATGCGAGTGATTCCATCCATGAGGCCCGTGTTCTTGGCGATGCTCGTCTCGGCGTCAATGATGGTGTCCACCTGCGTGTGCACCTTGCCCATGACCTCGGCGAGCTTGCCACCGAGCACGGTGGCGACGTCCGTCTTGACCCCGGATGCCTGAGCCTCGGTCAGGAAAGTGGTGACCTCCCTGAGCACCTGAGCCTTGGTGCGCTCGCGCGTGGCGTCCAAGAAGCCGTTCGCGAGCTTAATGAGCGTCTCTGAGGTGCCTTCGTCGGCGCGGACGCCCTCGAGGGCGGAGGCTGCTGACAGGACCCCGGGAAGCGTCAGCTCGGGCGCGTGCCATGTCTGGATGACGATTTGCTTGTGCCCCTGCCACCTGCCGGGCCCGAAGTACCTGAGTTTAAGTTTGTCGAACCAATCATCTACCTTGGCGGCGATGAGGTCCTGCGCTGCTTGTCCCAGGGGTTGGCGGGGCACGCGCTACTCCTTGGGCTTCGAGTGCGCCTCAGCGAGGTCCAGGACGTCCTTCAGGAATCGGTTGCCGTCATCCTTGAAACCGTCGAGGGCGGCCTTAACCGTCATGCGCTGCTGAATTAGCAGCTTGCGGTGGGCAGCGCTGAGCTGCTTCTCGGACTTACCCATGGTGTCCACGAGCTGGTCCACGGCCGTGCTCAGGGGTCCGGTCTTGACCTTCTTGGGGCCCGCGCTGGCTCCGGCCGGAGGGGGACTGCCGCTAGCGCTCTCGCTGTCCTCCATGCCCGCCGACTTCTGCTTCTCGGTCTGGGGCTTTTCATTACCGCCGCCGCTATCACCGGGGGGCGGAGCCCCACCGGGACCTCCCTGGGGCTGGGCATCGCCAGGCTGGGCTTCCCCGCCGCCGGCGCCTTCGCCGCCACCATCCGCACCCTGGGGCTGCTGCGCTTGCTGGGCCGCCATCTGGGTCTGGATGAGGAGCTGCTGGAACTGGAACCAGAAGGGGTCTCGGAGGTACGAGAGGCTGGGGTTCGAAGCCGCACCCTTGATGCCCAGGAAGTGCTCCATCTGCACGCCCACGGACAGGAACTTGTCAGCGACTGCCTGCCACTGGGGGTTGAGGGGGTACTCGCCTCCCCAGAACTTGCCCAGGGGCTTCTTCTCGACCTGGTCCAAAATCCAATCCATCGTTCCATGGATTGGGAGGTCCGTCTGGATGCGGATGCTCTCCTTCTCCTGGGTCTCGGCGTCGAGACCCACGAAACGGAGTTTGCAAATCTTGGCGAGGTCCTCGTCGAAGAGGGGGAAGATGCAGGTATTGAAGAAGTTCTCGAACTCCTGCAGCAGGGGCCGGATGCCCACGTCGCGCGCGGCCTCGAGCTTGTACTCGTTGTTGCTCTCGGAGAGAGCCTGGTTGTTCGTGCCCCGGCTGAGGTGCGCGTACCCGGGAAGCTCCTCGGGGCTCATCTGGAACGCGGAGAGGATGCACCTGACGGTGTTGTCGCTCAGGTACTGGAACTCCATGTCGCGGCCACCGTTGTCGATGGGCGCCCACGTGATTTCCTCGTCCGTGCCCACCCCGAAGACGGGCATGCGCCAGGCGTTGTTGACGTTGTTGATGCTCGCGTTGAACTGCTGGCGGATGCGTGCGAGCACGCCCTCGTCGACGCCACCCTCGGCCTTGATGATGAGCATGCCGCGGCTGGCGCGCCCGCTCTGGAAGTAGAGCTTGTTGTGGGTGGTGATGTTGATGTGCGTCGTGACCTCGGCGATGACGGTGTCGAGGGGCGTGAGCGGGTACCCCTCCAGCTCCACGTCCGTGGCCGGGTAGAAGCTGTGGACGACACACTCCTCGGCCGTGAACGCCTGCCGCGGCTGGCCGTCGATGACCTGAATCCAGGTGTACTCGTCCTTCTCAAAACGCTCCGGGGAGAGCTTCTTATTCCTGAGCATCTCCAGCTGGCGGCGGGCCTGCTGGCGCACCTGCTCGGCGGCCTCCTGCTGGGGGGCGGCGCGGTAGATGGTGCCCGCATCGATGGGGCGGAAGCTGTGGAACTTGCGCTTGCCCGTGGTGCCGTCCTCGCAGTACACGATTTCCGTGGCGATGCGGCCCACGGTGAGGGCGTTGCGCACGCTCACGGACAGGTACGTGGAGAGGCTGAGCTTATCGTGGTCGGACCACCCCTTGGTCTCGCCGCAGGTGATGAGCTTCTCCGTGACCTGGTCGATACGGCGCTGCAGCTGACGCTTCTGTTCCCCGTCCAAGGTGTCCATGATGCCGGGCTTGGCGTCGATGGAGAACCCCTTGGAGAAGCGGTCCTGCGGGGGCATGCCGAAGCTCTGCAGGTGCTTGCTGCGCGCGTTCAGCACCGCGGCCACGAGACTGTCCTGGATGGCGATGCGCTTCAGGAGATGGTCGGGGACGAGACGGAGTTTCGCCCGGTACAGGCTCTGGTACTGGTTGACCTGCTGGGGGTCAATCTCGAAGGCGAGGCGTTCAACGCTGTCGTCACGGCCGCCGTTGAGCACGTTCAGCAGGGACTTCGTGAGGCTCTTCTCCTTGCTCGCCACTGGGATGGTACCCATGGGGCCGCCGCCGTCCCCCCCGAGGTCCACGGGCATGCTATTAGGGTCCGTGAACTGCAGGCGGATGGGGGACGCCACGCGCGGCGCGGCAGGTTTGGCGATGCCGGAGGACGTCGACCTCCCTTCGAGGAGGGAATCGATGATGGACCTCGTCATCGAGTTGACGTTTATCAGCAGGTCTTTTTCGGAAGCCATCTGGCTCCTAAGCGGAGGCAACGGTGATGAGGGTGACGTGCAGTGTATTGACGCTGAGGTTCGTGACCGCAAGCTCCCAGGTCGGGCCCGTCTTCAGGTACATGCCAGGCATGGCGTCACCACGACACTGACAGCGGCCGGTGGTCACAAGGGGAGCCACGCGCTGCGTACTGCCAGTGTCCCCGTTGGTCTGGACCACGCACTCCTGGTTAGCCTCGAGGTACACGAGGTTGAAGGCCTGGCTGTAGACAGTCAGCCCGGCCGCGGTGGGCGTGAAGCTCGCCAACAGGGGCAGGGGGTTCGTGCTCTGGATGGTGAGACGTTGAGCCGTGACGGCGAGGACGTTGAAGGTGTTGAGGAGGGGCGACGGGAAGGGAACACCCGCGCTGATGTCCACCTGGTCACCGACCTGGACGCCCGCGGACGAGAAGGCCTGGAACTGGAGATTGTTCGAGAGCACCACACCGGTCTGGGCAAAGAACCCCAGGGTCGAGTTCGGGGGGCGCGCGAGCACGATGTCCGTGCTGTCGGTGATGCTAATCACGACCCAGAGGCCCTCATTGTTCGGATTGAAAGGGCCGGGGGCATCACCTGTGGTGACGCCGGGGATGAAGACCTGGTCCCCGACCTGAACGCCCGTGAAGTTGCCCCCACCCGCGGTGATGCTGAAGGTCACATCCTGGTTGCCCACGGGGCTCACAGCCACCGTGCTCGCCGCGAGGGTCAGGCCGCGGTCGGTGCGGAAACCAGGTGCGGTGCCGCCGGTCCAGGTGAGGAAGTATTGGGTCGGGCTCAGGGGAGAGAGGGTCAGTGAGTACGTGGTGCTGTTGCTGGCGGTGATGGTTCGCACGCCCTCGAAGAGGGTCGCGGACGCTCCCGGGGCAATCTCGAACCCGGAGGTAGCGCCTGGCGCATCCACACGCAAGCCACGAAAACTACGCCTCCAATCGACGGAGCGGAGGATGGGTGCGTTCGTGACCGGCTGGTCGTTGTAAGCGAGGAGACCCAGGTCGAGATTCAGGTGAGCCATGGGCCTTAGATTGGGGCTAGAGAGACCAGGAGAATGAGCCCTTGTGGCCCTTCGAGTTATCTCCGGAAAGCGTGCCCGCAACCGACTTCTGCCCCTCGCCGCCCTCAATCGTGGGAATCCCAATCATCCCCGCGATGCGATTCCAGTTCTCCTGTCGCGCCTGCTCGGGCGTTAGCACCGAGCCCGTGGACTTCGGGGTCGTCTTGCCTGGCATGCCCACGAGCTGGCTGTGCGCGTTCACGGCCGCCACGGAGTTGACCGCCTCCGCTACCGCATCCGGAGCCACGACCAGACCTGAGTATTTCCCCAGTACATTCATGACCATGTACCTGGTGCAGTCGCACTCATCGTCGTTCTCTTCATTGGGCTCGTCCGAGGGACGTCCGGCCGCGTCCAGCTTCCAGTTGTACGCGCTCAGGCGCTGGAAGAAGTACTCGACCATGGGGTCACCACGCAAGAAGAGGAGCCTCGGGTGACCCACGACCGCGCTCAGGGACACGCGCACGGCCTCGATGCCCGCCAGGAGGGAGCCGGAACCTTTCTTCCATCGCACGCAGTTCAGGCCCCCGTTCTTGAACACGGCAATCATCTGGCTGTTCTCGGTGTCGGGGTAGATACGCGCCGAGTAGAGGAAGTCGTTCTCGACCTCGGGGTTGCGCAGGGGCTTCAGGTGCTTCTTGGCGAGGGCGAGTTGCTTGTCAGGCATCAGCTCCGGCTGGCTGGCGGCGCCCACCACGTAGATGCGGTTCCCATCCGTGAAACCCAGGGCCAGGGAGAAGTTGTGGCTGAACCCGAAGTCCACGCCCGCGACCGGGCGCATGTCCCGGGCGAGCATGAGGTGTATGAGCTGCTCCTTCTCGAAGGGCTCGCTGACGTGCTCGCCGGTGATGAGGGTGGCGAGCTGCGCGGCCGTGAGCAGGTGCACGGTCTCGTCCAGCGAGGGGTAGATGAGGCCCTCGCTCCCGGGACGACGACAGAGCAGTTCCGCGATGGCCATCTCCAGGCCCACGTTCCTGAACTGGGTCGTGATTTCCGAGAGGGGCTTCAGGGCCCCGGTCCTGTCGGTGTTGATGGTGGCGAGACGCCCCTCGCAGGGCCCGAAGAGCTGGCAGTTGTTCCTGCAGCCCCAGAAGGCGTCCCTGGCCTCGAAGCTCAGCTGCCGGTTCTCGTCGAGGCTCTTGAACTCCTCCTCGCTGAGGACCTGGAGCGTCTTCTCGTTCCTGTACAGGGTCACGTGTGGCTGGTCCGGGCGGTGCCGGCTGGTGGGGCACGGCTCGGATACGTCGAGCACGTTCCAATGCCGGAGGATGAGGCCCGTCTTCTGGGCGTTGTTGATTTCGTCCTGGACCTTCCCGAAGTTGGTCTTGCGGGTGCTGATGAGGAGCGTGATGGGGTGCTTGTAGTTCTCCTTGGGGCCACCATCGGGGATGAGCTTCGCCTGCTCGTAGGCGCGCACCTGCTGACCCTCGATGACGTCCACCTCGTCGATGACCATGAAGGGGGCGTGTTTGCTGTTCGTGCCCCTCATGGTGCATGACGTGATGTCGATGTACCCGCGGTGCTCCTCGTAGTCGAGTTTCTGCGCCTGGGAGAGCTCCTTGTACTCCTTCGGGGGGATGACGTCCCCACTGTGCCGGTGCACGTAGCGGTAAATCTCGGTGTAGGTACTCGCGTCCCCCACGAGGAAGTCCCGGAGGAAGGGTTTCCCGAAGAAGAGCTTCACGTACTCTTGCGCCTTCTGGGACTGCTCCACGATGGACGCCAGGTGCACCACGCTGCGGTCCAGGTGCACCAGGCAGAGCACCTCCATGATGGCGGCGATGAGGGTCTTAAAACTGATGCGCGACGCGTACGCGAGAATGCGATTGAAGGAGTGGTCGTCGTTGGCGAGCGCCTTGCTGTAGATTTCCCACAGGCACTCCATCGGGGAGCTGTTGCTGAGGATGTCCACATGCCCGTCCGGGAGGTCCACCCCCAGGTAGATACGCACCCAGCGCGCGAGTGCGGCCTTGGAGCGGCAGGGCACCCACATGGCGCGGCGAAGCGTTCTCTCGGCCTCGCTTAGCTCGCGGACCTCTGGCACGTTCTGGGAGGGCATGGGGATACGCTTTAGATTACGGCTTTTTAGCCCTGGAGGCTTCCTCGAGGGCGGCGAGGGCCGTATCCGCCTCGTCCGAGGTCATGCCCCCGGGGAGGACGGCCGCCTGGGGCTGCGCCGAACTGAGGGTGAGGTGATGTTCGTGCGTGACGGTGCCGCTCACGTGCGTGCGCTCCGGGGGCGTCTGGCCGGTGAGCTTCAGGAGCAGCTCTATCTGCTGCTTGTACTGCTTCCAGGACACGCCCTTCTCGAAATTGGGGAGGTCCTTGGGGTTCCCGGTCTGGAGGAACTTCTTGGCCTTGGCGCCAAAGGCCTTGTGCACGACCGCGATATACGTACGAAGGAACTCGAGGGCCTCGAGGTGAATCTGCTCGGCGCTCCCCTTGGCCTTGGAGAAGAGGTCCTCGAGATAGCGCTTGTACCGCCCGTCCCAGTCGTGCTGGAGCCGGGCCTCGAGAATCTGGCCCACGGAGATGCCGGGGTTCTGCTTGGCGATGGCCTCACAGGCTATGCCCTGCAGGAACAGCTCATAGAGCTGCGCCTCCAGGTGCGGGGACAGGCCCGGCTGCCCCTTCTTCTGGCGGTGCTGCAGCAGGGCCGCGTGCTCGAACTCCGTGAGCAGGCCCTGGCCCTCGATGTCAGGCGTCACCACCGCGAGGGCGTCAGTTTTTGTCTCTTCGGACATCCGTCTCCATCTCCCCGCGTGCCGGTACCTGGGTTGCCTCCCCCTGAGGCTTGAAGCCCTGCTTGAGGAGCTTGTCTGCATCCTCGGGGTCGGGACGTACGATGTCCTTGCGCTCGCCCGTGAAGACGACCTTGCCCCCCTCCAGGATGAGGAGGAGCCACTCCGGCCCCAGGAGGTCCTTGACGCTGGTGTCGATGGCGTTCAGGTACGCCAGCAGCTCCTCGGCCGTGCGCTCCGGGGGTTCCGGGGGCCCGGGCACGACGTCGTACTCGACGACCCTGTCCGCCCCACTCCAGTTGAGGCCGAACTTGGCCGGCGAAAAGGCGATGCGCCCCCACATCTGGAGGTTGTGCGATTGCAGCTCATCGACGGTGCCCGTCAACTTGGTCACGTCCCTGGCGGAGACGAGCTGGGTGAGCACGCTCTTCTGCTCGCTAGCCATTGGCAATCCTCTCGGCGGCGAGTTTCTCGAGGACGGGGATGGGGGTCTTGTGTTTTGGCTGGTAGGCGGTCACAAATTTCCGGAAGGCGGTGCTGACGCCCTCGCTCTCTTTGACGCGGGGAGCAGCGGAGACACCGGTCTTGACGGTCCTCACCTTGAAGCCCTTATGCTCGTAGAGCGGCACGCTGGCCTTCAGGTACTCGGCACTCCCCTTTAGGGTCACGGTCACGCTGTCCTTCTTGGTGTCGTACTCGTCATTGAAGAAGGGGAACCCCTTAATGTTGGGGTTCTCCTCTACCTCGATGTCGATGATGCGCCGACACACGGTCCCGGTATCGAACTCGGCCATGAGCCGGGGCGGCCGCTTGAGGTCATGGCCGAGGAGCACGAGCTTCCGCTCAGTGTTGGTGTCGGCACTGGTGCGCCAGCGCGGGGCCCCCACGTACCACACCTTCCCGTTGCGTTGCGGCCGATGAATGTGCCCGCTGAGAATCATCTCCTGGGGCACGAGGTCTGGGTTGATTCCATCCTTGGCGTAGAATCCGTTCTCATACTGGCTCCCCGCGAAGGTCTGGTGGCACACCACCAGGGGCATGTCCTTGTGGGTATGACATGCTTTCAGGAAATCATCGGTTTTATCCATGTGGGGAATGAGGACCGCACCGGGGATGTCCTGGAATACGGATGGCCGGTCGATGACCTTCACGTTCGGACCCTGACCCTCGTGAATCATGAGGGAGTGGATGTCACTCCGGCCATTGCCGGCCTTGTCATGATTCCCCACCATCAGGTACAGGCGCGTGTCCCTGGCGAGCCTCTTGATGGTCCGCATCCAGAAGTCGATGACCTCGATGTGGAGGATTGCGTGAGTGTGGTACTGGTCCCCGAGGAAGACGATACCGTCCGGGCGCTCCTTCTCGACCACCCGACCGATGAGCCCAACGAGGGCCTCCATGTCCGGTAGCTCGGCGACGGTTGCGTGGGGGTCGCCCACGTAGAGGATATTAGCCACGGATTTGGGCCTCCGGAGGATACCCCACGGCAGGTGGAGGGGCACCTCGCTCCAGCACGACAATCATGTTCATAGGCCCGAGGATGAACTTCGCGCCGTCGAGGTCGTAGACCTTCTTCGCCCAGACTGTAGCACACTGTTCGCCCTCGAAGTAGACCACGTCCCCGGGGGCGAACTTGTCGTTCCCGTAGACGACCTTCAGGCCCGTGAGGTGGTCCCTCTGGTTGGCCTTGGCGACACCCCCCTCGCGACGGATGTCGAGGCTGTTCGTCTTGAAGGGCTCCACGCAGATGACGCCTGAGGTGGGGTTCGAGCTACGATTGGACATGGACTTCTCCTGTGAGGGGACTATACCACAGCCGAGGTGGTCGAGACCCCCCACATGCGCAGGAACTTCCGCAGCCGGGGCTCGAGTTGGTCGATGGCGGTGTGCATGCTCACGAGGGCGTCGTGGGCCTCCACGCGCACGTCAGGCCGGGTGTCATCCGCGGCCGCAAAGCGGTCCACGAGCTTGGGGACGTCGACGTCGTTGCCGTCCCCGTGGCCCATGCCCTGCACGGTGCCACTGTCGGCGCTCACGCAGGACGCCGCCGCCATCAGGGACGAGATTTCGTCCGGGGTGGTCTTGTAGACGTCGTCAGAGACGTCCTCGTTCACCTCCCGGGCGAGACGCTCCTTGTCCACGCCGTTCACGTGCTTGCCCGCGGACTTGTTCCCGCGGTAAATCTTGCGCTTGTCCACGGGGTAGAAGTGCAGGAGCGTCTCCGAGTAGTTCTCGATGAAGTTCCCGAGCATGCGCCCGATGGCGACGGCCCGGAAGTTGGAGCTGAAGGGGAGCACGTACTTGTCCACGGCCGACATGAGCCCCTCGCAGCTGATTTGCACGAAGTCCATGTGCGTGAGGTGGCTGGGAGGCGTCTTCGAGAAGAACATCCTCGCCCGATTCAGGGCCAGGGGCATGTTCGTCTCCACGAGTTCCTGACGGAGGGCCGAAATCTGCTCGAAGAGGATGGTGATGCGCGAGCGAGGCTTCCAGGCCACGACACGCATCGTGAAGAGGATGAACTGGTAGTTTACATGAAAATGGTAGAGCGAGCGCTCGTTCCTTTTCTTGAGAGCCTTAGAGATTTCCTTAGTAAAAACATCTTGGCGCTCCCGAAAATATGGGCGAGCTGCGAGAATGTTCCGACGCTCCTCGCAGATGAATTTGACGAAGCGTCGGAATACATAATTCCCCCTCGAGTGAGCAATGAGGGTATGACGGAACTCGTTCTCGAGGGCAACAAGCCCCTCTACCTGGCTCTTCTGTTTGAGATAGCGCGCCTTGGGGTCTTTTATTTCCCCATGACCCTCAATAACCACGCTAAGGTTTTTAAGGAACAGCTGGATGGCTGCTGGGTCTACGCCTGAGTGGGTGTTGTCACCCATGATGCACCTCTAAATAGACAGCAAGCACCCGAAGACGGATTGGGTCTTCTTTGGCGTGCCCTATGGTCCGATTACAGGGCGAGCAAAGAAGGGCTCGGACCCGACCTGTTTTGTGGTTGTGGTCAACGCATGGCTCTCGACTACCAATCATAGGAGCATTGCAGGCGTCACACCGACCGCTCTGAGCTATGAGCATGCGTTCATAGTCCTCGACACTGAGGCCGTACTTCTGTTTCAGGTGATGTGCTCGACCCTCTTTGGGATTATAGCGAAGAGCATCGTATGCTTTTTTGTAAGCTCCTCGTTCTTCTTCAGGTATAAACACCCTCACCCGGGGCGGCGCCATGTTCTTGTACCGCACGGCATCGTATGCGCTCACACATGCCCTGCATCGGGTCTGCTTCCCGTCCTTGCTCTCCCTACGAGAGGCAAATTCATCTAACGGCTTGAAGGTATTACATCCAGTGCAGGTCTTGTCATCGCCCATATTGAATCTCGGTCGTCGCATTCGGGTAGATGTCATCGAAAATTTCCAGGCGGTCCTCGAGGTGACGCTCGACGACACTCTTCTGCCCCTTGGGCATGCATTCCACGTTGACCCTAAAGTCGGTGAAGTTGAAGGCTACCTTGCCTGTGCCCTGAATTTTGCGCGTGCCGCGGCCGCATGCCTGGCGCACCTGCACCTCGGACTTGCCACCCCTCAGGAAGATGACGTTCTCCACCGTCTGGATGTCCGTGCCTGTGGAGATGCATGACGTGCCAACGAGGATGGGCAGCCCTTTGGCGTTAAATCGCGCCACCAGCTCACCATTGTCGGTGTCGTGGTAAACCGAGGGAATGAAATCCCGGTTCTCCTTGGTGATGGCGCCGTGCGCGAAGCCCACCTGGTGCTTGAGCAGAGGCAGCAAGCGCTGGAATTGCTCGTACTCCTCAATCAGAATCAAAACCTGCTGCCCGAGCACGGACACGCTCTGGTTCGCGATGTCCGCGGCAGCCTGGAGGACCTCTTGGTTGTAATAGAGATGCACCCGCGTCATGCGGTCTGCGTCCTTGTTGTAATAATTCTTGGAACTGTTCACGTTCACGACCCGGAAGTAGGGGCGCGCGAGGTACCCCTGGTCGACGCCCTCCATGACACTCATTCGGAATACGACCGCGCCGGTGATGCCCTCGAGGAGAAGGTCTGCTCCGTCTCCGCGCATCTGCGTGCCACTGAAGAAGTAGCGGTAGGGGGCGTCGGCCATGAGCCCGAAGCACACCTTCTGCAGGGTCTTGGCCGGGCAGAGGTGGCTCTCGTCCGCGATGAACACCTTTGCGCTCCTGAGGGAGTGGTATGCGGGCGTGCCGACCTCGACCTTAGTCAGGGAGGCCGCGATGGCGATGGTAATGAGCTTGCCGTACTCCTTCTTGCCCCCTCCGAAGAAACCCACCTTAGCCTTACCAAAGGCCTGCAGGAAGTCGTCGTAGAGCTGCTCGGCAATACTCGTGCTCGGAGCCATGATGACGGTCTGCAGGCTATGCTCTTTGACGAGCATCAGGGCCATAAAACTCTTGCCGAGCCCCGTTCCAACCTCGACGGCCCCGTGTCCAGCCTGTCTGAGGGCGAGGTTCCCCTCCACCTGGTACGGGCGAGGCTCTCGGGTCGGGGCTTTAGCCCAGGGGAGGAACGCGCAAGCCGGCAGCTCATACCCGCGGGTCACCTGCTCCCCGAAGTGGTCGGCGAGCCGGGGCGCGAACCCCGAGAAGGTCCAGAGCCCATCGTCGTCCTCGTAGAGGAGCGTCTTCTTCTGGGACGCCTTCAGCTCCTCCAGGCGCTCGACGAACCCCTCGGGGCCAAGCTTCTGCCGGTGCCAGGCCGCGTTCTGCTTGAACTTCCGCAGCTCGAAGTCCACGGTCAGGTCCCGGTACGTGAGCAGGCGGGCAAGCTCCTCCCTTGAGTGGCCCTCCACTCGCAAAACCGTAGGAGTTGCTAGGTGCAAGCCCACTTATTAGGCAGCCGCAGCTTTCTTCTCAGCAGCCTCGGCGATGGCGTGGAGACGCGAATTCACTGAAGAAAGTGCCCGGGAAAATCTCGTGCCGGTGGTGCCTACCAGGGGGATGTGACTGTCGAGGTTGAAGTGTCCGATGAGGTCCAGCACGATTTCGTCAACCTCCTTGCTCTGAGCGTGTGTGTGCACGCGGTTGGGGTCATCCCCGCCCGCGTAGACGGGCATGTCCACGGGCCGGCTATAGAAAAACAGGAACTGCGTCTTCTGCAGGTGGGCCTTCACCGCGTTCTTGACGGTGACGTCATCCCAGAGGAATGGCAGGCCAGTGGGGCGTCCTCGGTCATCCCGGGGCCTGCTCATGTACAAGAGCGCGTTCAAGCAGGAGGTGTCGCTGATAACCATGCCGTTGGTGACACCCGAGAGGCTCTCCTCGAAGAGGTCCTCCATCTCCGCCTGTGCCTTGAAAATGCTCCATTGGTCCTCATCTGTGAGAGGAGAGAACTCCTTGTTTTCTCTCAGAGATTTCACACGCTTGCGTGCAATGTGAACGCGGGCATACTCGGCTAAGCGCTCTGCAGGGAGACCATCCTCCTTGAGCTTTGCCTCGAGCATGGCGGCGGTTGTGGTCTTGCCACTGCAGGGACTTCCTAGGAATGAGACGAGCATGCGTGTGTGCCTCCTGGAGGTGCTTGACATCCGCTACTGTACCACAGGAACTGGGTCAGGCTCCGGGAGAAACAAAAACCACGGCTCCTGGCCTGTGACCGCGGAAAGCAAATTGCAAAAAATCCGGTAAGCTCTTATGTGTCTACTCTTCTCCTTGGTTCTAGCTCTTCTCTTTTCTCTCATCTCTTTAACTCTCTTCTCTTTCGGGTGGCAGGATTACCACCCTTCGAGCGACAATCCTGCCACCCTTGGGCGACAATCCTGTCACCCTTCGGTGACAATCCTGCCACCCTTGGGCGACAATCCTGCCACCCTGACAGTTCCGCCACCCTTGCTCGCAGCGCACGTTTGTGGTACAGGTATGGTCGCCCTCCAAGGAGACCTCATGATGAAGAAGAAGCGGTTCCTCTCCTCAGCGCCGACGCACTGCTTCCGGGCCTATGTGCAGGCCCCCTACCGGCAAATCTGCTACCTGATGCTGAGCATCGGGGCTGAGCGCACGCTCCTCACCCTGATTCGCTACGCCACCTTCAAGAAAGACGTCGGTGACACGAACTTCATGATTGCCTACCCGAGCGTGGGGACGCTGGCCCTGCAGAGCAACCAGCACGCGAGGACCGTCCAGAGGGCCTTGAGAGAACTAGAGAAACTGGGTCTAATCCGCATCGAGCACCGTGGGTCCAGCCACCAGGTCAACCGCTACGACCTCAGCGGGCTCCAGGCGCGCCTGGACGAGTTGGTGCCCCTCTGCGAGGAGCAGGGCCACGGGTGCGTCAAGGCCGTGTGCCCGAAGTGCAAGGACCCGTCCTTCGCCGACGAGGGGCAGGACGACGACGGCGAGAGCGACCCCTGAGCCCCTGTGGTATAGTACGCGCAAGGAGACAACCTTGGCATTCCAATACCAGAAGGCGAAGTCCGCAGCTAAGCTCATCGAGGTCAAAGGCGCAGCCCTCGACAAGGTCGTCCTGAAGACCATGGGCACCATCGCCGACATCGTGGGCGCCACCCTGGGCCCGGGCGGCATGCCCGTGCTCATCGAGCGCGCCGAGTTCAACCTCCCGGCCCTCATCACCAAGGACGGGGTTTCGGTCATGCGCTCGTTGGGCTTCCAGTCCCCGGTCCAGCACAGCATCCTCGAGGCCGCCCGGGATGCGGCCGTGCGCACCGCGAGCGAGGCCGGCGACGGCACCACCACCGCGACCGTGCTCGCGTACTCCATCGTCGCGAACCTGCACAAGTACTGCAAGGCCAACCCGCGGGTGAGCCCCCAGCGCGTGGTCCGCCTCCTCGAGGAAACTTTCCGGAAGCGCATAGAGCCCCTCATCAAGGGCCTGTCCTTGGAGGCTAGGCTCGAGGACGAGGTGGGTCGTGCGCTTCTGCAGTCTGTGGCGAGGGTGAGCGCGAACGGGGACCAGGCACTCGCCGAGGCCGTCATGCAGTGCTTCGACATGGTCGGGGACAACGGCAACGTCACCATCACCGAGGGCTCGGGCGCCAGCCACTACGAGGTGGAGAAAATCTCGGGCTTCCCCATCCCCCTGGGCCTGGAGGAGTGCTGCCTGCGCTTCGCCCCGGATTTCATCAACGACCCCGGGAGCCAGCGCTGCATCATGGGCAAGCCCGCGTTCCTCATCTACCACGGGAAGGTGGACAGCATCCAGTCCCTGTACCCCATCATGGAGAAGGTCGCCGCCGCGGGCCTGGACCCGGGCGAGCGCGAGTACAAGCACGTGAACCTCGTCATCGTGGCCACGAGCTTCTCCGATTCGGCCATCACGGGCCTGGCCACGAACTTCAAGGACGGCCTGACCATGAACGCGTACCCGCTCGTGGCGCCCGTGAACTCCGAGCCGGGGTCTCAGCTGCAGTTCCTCCACGACGTCGCCGCCATCACGGGGGCCGTCATCCTCGAGCAGAACAGCATCCCCCTGGACCAGGCGCAGCTCCTGCACCTCGGGCGTGGCGTCGAGGCCTTCGAGGCCCACCGGTGGCGCTCGAATATCATCATCGGCGAGCCCAAGGACAACGACGACGAGGCCACCATCCAGCGCCGCATCGAGCGCGAGGACCGCATCCTCAATCGCAGCGCCGAGGTCGAGGAGCAGCTCAAGTCCGCGCCCTCGCAGTGGACGACCGCCATCATCCAGGAGCGCCTCGCCAAGCTCACCGGGGGCATCGCGCGCCTGAAGGTCATCGGCGCCAGCAACGGCGAGCTGAAGGAGAAGCGTGACCGCGCCGAGGACGCCGTATGCGGGGTCCGAGGGGCCATCAAGCACGGATGCCTGCCCGGGGGCTGCTGGACGCTCCTCAAGGTCATCGACGAGCTGCGCAAGCTCAAGGACCCCATCCTCGACGCCACCCTCATCCCCGCCCTGAAGGCGCCCTTCGAGCGCCTCCTGCACAACTCCGGCATCGTGGACCCGCAGGAGGCCGAGGACATCATCGGCCCCATCCTCCGGAGCATGGTCGCCGTCAAAGACGACGAAGGGAACCTCGCGTTCAAGCCCTGCGTGTACGACTGCCTGGAGGGCAAGCACGTGGACGCCATCGAGGGGGGCATCCTCGACAGCACGCCGGCCGTGCTCGAGGCCATCCGCAACGCGCTCTCCATCGCGAGCCTGCTGGGTACATTGGGCGGAACCGTGGTGTTTCTGCGCGATGCCGAGCTGGAGCGCTCCGAGGCGCGCGCCAACGCGGACTTCCTGCGTGAGGACGACAGCGGGAACGAAGCCGACGAACGGGGTTGACGTCTGTCGCGCCCGCGTGTAGAGTGAGGCGATGCCCATCTTCAACCTCAAGTGCGTGACCTGCGGTCGAGCCCGCAAGGTCCTCAGGTCCCAGGGCTGGCGTTCGACCCAGGAGCACGTGCTCTGCATCTCCGGGTGCTCGGAGCCGCTCGTGCGCGACCCCGGGGGCACCTTACCCACGACCATCGTCAAGGAGGTCATCGACACCGGAATTCAAGTGAAGGCCCTGGAGCGCTTCGCCGACGCCGAGCGCATGCACGCCGACAAAACCGAGATTGAGGACGCCCTCGCAAAAGGCAAAAATACTGGGAGGACCATCCGATGATGAGAGATACACCATGTCACGTGAAAGTGAACTCTAGCGATTGCTGCAACGGTCATCTAATCGATGACCTCCGCGAGCGGCTCTTATCCTACGAGGCCAATTCCGCATCATCGTTTGCGAACGACATGCTTCGCCAGCTTGAGGTGGCGAGAGCGCGGGTGCGGGAGTTGGAGCGGCTTAGTGAGGAGTTGGTCTATCGGGGAGAGCTGCTTCTGCCGCCCGTCCCTACATCATTTCACGAAAAGAGCACACCCATCCGAAGGGTGAATCCGAGTGGGATAAATCGAAGCCCTGTAAGATTTGTAGGTTTTGTGAATGCCCTGAATTTGTGGGTCAGCTAGTGATGGAGTTTGCCGCCAAGAGGTCTAAATGAAGACCATCGACCTTATCGCTGAGGAGCTGGAGGCCTTCCGCTCCTTCGTGGAGCCCAGCAGCTTCGACTTCCCCCCGAGGGGCCTCTATGGCATCCGCGGACGCAACGCCGACACGGGTGGCTCGAGCGGGGCTGGCAAGTCCAGCATCAACCTGGGCATCGCGTACGCCCTAGGGTACTGCCCCTTCCCAGCGACGGAACTTCAATCCTGGCTGACCGACAAGCCGATGAGCGCCACCCTGAAGCTCACGACCCCCGACGCGGGGCTCGTGGTGACCCGCGGGGTCTCGGGGCTGCGCCTGGGCATGCGGACCAGCGAGGGCACCACCGAACTCAAGGGCCGGGCCGCCGAGGCCGAGCTGACCAAGCGCCTCGGGCTGTCGCCGGCCATGCTCTCCGCGCTCACCTACCGGGCCCAGCGGAGCGACGGCACGTTCCTGTCCAAGACCAACGTCGAGATTCAGGAGTTCCTCACCGCGGTCCTGGGCCTGGAGGTCTACGAGCAGGCCATCCTCCTGTCGGCGAAGAACATCAAGACCTTCGAGGACCGGCTCCAGCAGGTCCAGGGCAAGCTCGAGGTTCTCACCACCCAGTTACGGGAGGCGCGCAGGCAGGCCGAGGAAGCCGAGGCCGCGTACCGGCCCGTGGACACCTCGGCGCTTGAGCAGGGCGTCGCCGACGCCAAGGTGGAGGCCAGCAAGTGGGAGGCTATCTGCGAGGGCATCCGGACACGCAAGGACGAGTACCAGAAGCAGTTCCGGACCGTCTTGAACGAGCGCGTGAGCGCGATTCGTGACGAGATGGACGTCCTCAAGCCCCGGCAGTTGGCCGCCAACAGGCAAGCGGGCGCGGCGCCCGGCTATGAGCGGGACCTCGTCTCCGTAGCCGCGGACCGCAGGGAGATGGACAGGACCGTGGGCGAGGGCCGGAGTTGCTCCACGTGCGGGCAGCTCCTGGGGGCCGAGTTCCAGGACGCGTACGCGCAGGAACTCCTGAACAAGCGTCAGCGCCTTGACGACAAGGAGCTTGCCGCCAGGGAGGGGCTCTCCAGCGCCACCACCGCCCGGGGCATTGCCGCCAGTCTCGATGAGGAGGTCCGCCAACTCCAGGCCCGCATCACGGCCGGCGAGGCCGAGGCGAGCAAGGAGTTCGAGGTCAACCTCAAGCAGCTCGAGGCCGCGGCCGCGAACGCGCGCGCGGGCTCCATCGCCGTCCACGACCAGCTGAACTCGCTCCAGCGTCAGCTCGCGGACGCCCAGGCCAGGAACGCCAGCGCGAAGTCGAGCCTGGACCTCCGGAGGGCACTCGTGGTCGCAGCCGAGGGAGAACTCGGGGGGCAGGAGCTTGCTCTCGGGAATGTGAGGGTCCAGCTTTCCGAAGAGCAAGACTTCTCGGCCATGGTGGGGCGCGAGGGCTTCCTCGGGGCCATCTTCGACGAGGTGCTCTCCGAGGTTGCCGAACAGGCGAACGCCATCATGGCTCAGGTGCCCAACGTAGCCCACGTGACCCTGGCGTTCAAGAGCGAGAGCGTGACGGGCAAGGGCACCACCAGGCGCGCCATCACGCCCGTGGTCACCGTGGGCGGCCACGAGGCCAACCTCAAGAGCGGCTGCAGCGGGGGTATGCTCGGGGCCGTGTACCTGGCCGCGGACCTTGCCGTCATCGATGTAGTCAGCCGTCGACTTGGAGTGTCCCCCGGCTGGCTGGTCCTCGACGAAGTTTTTACCGGATTAGGACCAACAGAGACCGAGGCCTGCCTCGAGGTTCTCCAGGAGTATGCTCAAGGGAAGCTCGTACTGGTTATAGACCACGCAAGTGAAACTAAGGGGTACTTTCAACAGGGCACTGACCTGGTATATGAGGGCGGCAAAACAAAAATAGAACAAGGCACGGTCCCTTGATATGCCATTTAAGGACCCAGAGAGGCGCAAGGAATACAACAGAGCCTACCATCAGGCCCGCAAAGAAGAGGCGAATTCTCGACGTAGGGCCCGGCACGAGGAACACAGAGATGAAGAGAATGCCAATCATCGTGTCCGTCACCAAGAAGATAAGGAGGAGAACAACGCAAGGAGCCGTCTTTGGTACGAAGAAAACAAAGAAAAGGCATGTTCAGACAGCAGGGAGTACTACGCAAAACATAGGGAGGAAAAAATAAAGTATCAGGTAAATTACGAAAGAGAACGGCTTTCTTCCGACCCGATTTTTCGACAAATCCATAGCTTTAGGTCTAGGACAAGGCACCGACTGAAGGGCGTAAAGAAAGCGGCGGGGACTTTTGATTTACTTGGATGTAACAGCGTGGAACTGTGGGACTATTTGGAATCTAAATTTCATCCAGACCCACGCACTGGAGAGCTTATGACGAGGCAGAATTACGGAGCTAAGGGGTGGGTGATGGACCACATTCGTCCCATTTCCGATTTCAAGAACCTGGCCAACCCCGAGCAGCAGCGCCAGTGTTTCCACTACACTAACCTACAACCTCTGTGGTGGCACGAGAATCTCGAGAAGAGCGACAAGTACTAGGTCTGAATCTACTGTTCTGGAGGTTACCCACGTGGCCGACGACAGCAGCAGCAGCAGCCCCCTCGAGCTGACGCATCACGACATCCTACTCCTGCAGGGTCACGCGCGCCGCGAGTACGCGGAGATTCTCGGAGAGCACCGCCTCGAGGGCATGACGAGGGGCCTTGACGGGGGTGAGCGCCTGGCCCTGTCCTGGCTCCGCGCCGCGACGATGCTCTTGAACCGCAAAGGCGCCTTCCGCGAGGGCTTCCTGCGGGAGTACGTCGAGCCCCTGGAGACGCCCAACAGCGATTGCGCCTCCGGGGACGACCCCGACTGGGAGGTCTCGGACGACGGGAAGGGCAAGAAGCGTCGGTGAACGTCATCGGCGAGCGGCGGGCCCTGGCATGGATGTCCGCGTCCCAGGGCAGTCTCTACGTGATGGGCTTCGACGTCTCCCTGGAGGAGGGCTCGACCCTCTATACGGAGAGCCCGGAGGAACAAGCCCTCGCGGATACCGAGAATCAGAACTACCTCGTGCGCGTCTTCACCTCCAAGACGGAGGTGCTCCGCTACAAGGACGCCATCATCGCCATCTACCCCAAGCTCAGCCTCTTCGTGGAGGAGTTCCCCGACTTCGAACACCTCTGGCCCGTCCTCGTGGACATGAACGCCACCTACGTGCGCACCTTCGCCATCCCCATCAGGGCCGTGCTCTCGGAGATGCCCGTGGACAGCTGGCCGAAGAGCATCGACACCGTCTTTGACATCTACCTATTGCCCAACTGACCCATCTGTGGTACAGTAGACGCGTACCACCAACCTCACACAGAAAGGGTCTCCTCCCATGTCGCTCGCAAACGGCTTTGACCACAGTCCCCACACCCCCAAGGAGTACGAGGCTCATGACCGCAAGTTCCACCCCGAGAACGCACCCGCAAACGCGAAGCCGGTGAAGCTCGCCAAGGGCCCAAACGGGGCGGGTCTCAACGACAAGGGCCCGTTCAAGGACCTCGACAAGGAGTGGCGCGCCAAGATGGACGGCGGCAAGGACGAGGAGCTGCGTGGCGAGGCGAGCCAGGTGAGCCTCAACGAGGTCGCCAATCAGACGAACAAGGCCTCGGACATGGACCTCGCTGCAGCTAAGGCCGACGCGGTCGAGGCGGGCAAGCAGTACGCCGACGCCACGAAGGCGAACAAGATGAAGGTCCGGTACATCCGCGGCCTCCTCGAGGCCCGGGGCAAGGAGCCCTCGGCACACGACCTCGGCCTCGTCAGCAAGTCCTAGAGCTGGAGTGCGCGTTGCTCCTGGAGCCGAAGCCAGCAACACTGAAGAAGTACGGTCTGTCGCCAGAAGAGTGGCGGGCCATGGCCGACGCCCAGGGGCACGCGTGCTGGGTCTGCAAGCAGGAACCAACGAAGGGTCGGCTATGCGTGGACCACGAGCACATCAAGGGTTGGAAGAAGATGCCCCCGGAGCAACGCAAACTCTTCGTCCGGGGGCTCCTCTGTTTCCGCTGCAACACCACGTTCGTGGGACGTGGTGTTACCATGGAGAGGTCCAGAAGGGTGACCCTGTACCTGGAAGACTACGAGCTTCGCCGTCCAGTCATCCCACCGCCAGCACCAAAGAAGAAGAGGAAATCCAGTGAAGCTTTGCAGCACGTCTGATTGTGAAGGTAAACACTACGCCAAGGGGCTATGTGAAAAGCACTATCGTGCTAAACAGCACGACGAGCACCGCACGGAAAACAATGCTCGTGACAGAAGACGATACGCCGAGCATCGCGAGGAAGAGAAAGCGAAAAGCGCAAAGAGACGTGCCCAAAACCCGGAGGCTGTGAGAGAGTGGTCTGCCAAAAGATACGCCGAAAAATCAGATACATTGAAGGAGTACGCCATTCAAAAGTACGCCCAAAACCCGGCTCGAGCCATACTGAAGAGCGCCCGCTCTCGTGCTAAGAAGGGGGGCTACTCACCCCCAGACATCCACGAGGCTGAACTTCGGGCAATGTTGGACGCCCCCTACCGGTGCTGCGCTATCTGCGAGACTACCAGAAATCTATGCCTTGACCACGACCACAGAACTGGGAGGGTTCGGGGGTTTCTTTGCAGAAAGTGCAATACTGGTGTAGGCTTATTTGATGACAACCATCGGCTTCTCGAGGCCGCTGCTAATTACGTTCATGTACGTCGATGAGGAGAAGCGAAAATGAATGAATCGGCTTTTGCAAGGGCTATAATGGACCAAAAATACGCCCACGATACGGAAGAGGGCAAGGAGACATGGGAGCAGATTGCTCATCGTGTCCCAACCGCGGTACTGAAGGCTGTGGGTGCACCCAAGTCTCAGATTAAGGAGACCGAGGCCCTCATCTCCGCCAAGAGGTTCCTGCCCGGCGGTCGCTACTTGGCCGCGAGCGCCCGCCCCTTCCATCAGACCCAGAACTGCCTGCTCATGTCCGCCGAGGACAGCCGCGAGGGCTGGTCGAACATCATGCACCAGTCCACCATGGGCCTCATGTCCGGGGCAGGCATCGGGGTCTGGTACGGGGACCTCCGGGGCGAGGGCCGTCCCATCCGCAAGACCGGTGGCTTCAGCTCCGGCCCGCTCGCGCTCATGCAGATGGTCAACGAGGCCGGCCGTTGGATTCGCCAGGGCGGTGACCGGCGCTCGGCCATCTGGGCGGGGCTCCCCTGGGACCACCCGGACATCATGAAGTTCATCTCCATGAAGAACTGGAGCGACGTGGTCCGGGAGATGAAGGCCAAGGACTACAACTTCCCCGCGCCCATGGACGGCACCAACATCAGCGTGGGCCTCGACGACAAGTTCTTCAGGGCCTATGCCGACGACAAGCACGAGCATCACGCGCTCGCGCAGGGCGTGTACTGGTCGGTCGTCAGGCAGATGCTCAAGACCGCGGAGCCGGGCTTCAGCGTCAACACGGGCGCGAACCGCGGGGAGTGCCTGCGTAACGCCTGCACGGAAATCACGAGCAGGGACGACAGCGACATCTGCAACCTCGGAAGCATCAACATGGCCAACATCGAGAGCCTGGAGGAGATGCAGAGGTGCGTCGAGCTGGGCACGGCCTTTCTGCTCGCTGGCACCGTCTACTCGGACGTCCCTTATGGGAAGGTGGACGGCATCCGCACCAAGAACCGGCGCCTGGGCCTGGGGCTCATGGGCATCCACGAGTGGCTGCTCAAGCATGGCAAGCCCTACGGTCCCGACGAGGAGCTGGCCAAGTACCTCGAGATTTACGCCAAGAGCACCGAGGTCGCCGCCAAGTACGCCAAGGAGTGGGACCTCACCGCGCCCGTCAAGACGCGTGCCATCGCCCCCACGGGTACGATTGGGATTATTGCGGAAACTACAACCGGCATGGAACCCATCTTCTGCGTGGCCTACAAAAGAAGGTACCTGAAGGGGAACGTCATCAACTACCAGTACGTAATCGACCCCGCGGCTGCGCGTCTCATCGAGGGGGGCATTGCCCCGGAAGCCATCGAGGACGCGTACGTGCTCGCCGAGAACGTGGAGCGGCGCGTCGCCTTCCAGGCGTGGTTGCAGCAGTACGTGGACCACAGCATCAGCTCCACCATCAATCTCCCCGCGTGGGGCTCGGAGCTGAACAATGAGAGCCGGGTGCGTGAGTTCGGGGACATGCTCATGAAGTACCTCCCTCAGCTCCGGGGCATCACCTGCTACCCTGACGGGGCCCGCGGGGGGCAACCCCTGACCCCTATCGCGTACAAGACCGCGGTGAAGCACACGGGCGAGGTCTTCTCCGAGGTCGTGCTCGAGCAGGCCGACGTCTGCGACATTACAAAAGGCGGAAGCTGCGGGGCGTAGGCTGTGGTATAGTACTTGCCATGGCCGATACCTTCGATTTTGAAAGCGAGTACGAGAGCGAGGCGGACACCCTGGATGGGGCTCCTCCGCGCCAGATTGTTGACGAGGAAGCTGCCGTAAAGAGGCATCTTTACTCCAGCCACAGGACCGTCACGCGCGCCGACGGCACCCCCATCATCGCCGAGGAATCCGCGCAGGCCAAGTTCGAGCGCCAGCAGCGCGAGACCGCGCGACGCGCCGCCAGAGCCGCGGCCGCCCAGGCCGTCAAGACCACAATCACCGAGGACTTCTCCGGGGAGGAAGCCGGGGACGCCGCCGACCCCATGGACGAGGCCCTGAATGACCTCACGGAACAGCGGCGGGCCATCGAGGCCACCCTGACCGAGGCGGAGAAGCGCTTCGATAAGGCCAAGTATTACAAGCTCATCCTCAGCAACCCCCTCATCAACGACAGCAGCGAGGCCGGCCAGGAGGTCGAGGCCGAAATTCGGACCTTCGCGCAGGAGCGTTTCGAGGTGTTCCTGGGCATGCGCGCCGAGCGCGAGGAGGCATCCGCGGCAGCACTCCCCTCAGCCTTTCGCGAGTGGGAGCCCGAGGACTTCCAGACCCTGCAGGCGCTCATCCGCCGCATCCGCCAGAAGCCGGAGCTGTCCCAGGGCCCAGCTGCGCCCCCCCCCCACCCCCCCCACAAACCCCGGAGCAACCACAAGTCGGGCAAACCCGAGCCTCGCGTCAACCCCATCCAGGCCCAGCCGCGTCCCCAGTCCACCAAGGTCGTCGCCGCAAAGACCGTGACCAAGAAGAAGGGGCCGCCCCCCAAGCCCGGGAAGCGCATCCTCAAGGCCCTGGTGAACCCCATGGACGGGAAGCCGGTCATGAACTCCTTCACGGGCAAGCAGGCCACCCAGGACATCACCCCCCAGGTGGCGCCGACTACGGAGAGCCCCTACCAACCCATCCCCATGCCCCAGGGGCGCGACGCCATCGAGATGATGCACGCCTCCAAGGCGCAGGAGGGTGCCAACATGGCCGCAGCGGCGCTCGCCAAGGCAGGAAAGTCGGGTATCAAACTCCGTACCGCCATCGCCTATTCCCAGCTCACGGGCTCCGAGGGCAATGTCGTCTTCGACGGCGCCTCGCACGTGCATGACCCCATGTCCTCGGTCACGGTCCCCGAGGACCTCAAGTAGTTGTGGTATAGTAGCGACCGAGGACCCTCTTCACCCCAACAAACCCTCACCAAGGAGAAATCAACATGAGCCTGGAAAGTCAGCTGTCAATCAAAAAGCGCGTCAAGTCGGCCACGGAGCGTATCGAGGCCATCGAGGCCGAGGTACCGCGCCTCATCGCTGGCGTGAACAACGGGTTCTCGAACCTCGAGACGCGTCTCAACGAAATCACGGAAATCCTCAACGCCATCTCCCAGTTGCATGGCGAGACCGAGGTGAGCGCGAAGGTTGCCGAGAATCGCGTCGCCCGGGCCGAACAGGTTGCCAACTCCCATAAGGAGGGGCTCGAGAAGGCCGTCGCCGATGGACGTGTCGTCACCGCGGCCGTCATTGGCCCGAAGTCGGTTGTGGTCTGCAAAGAGACCGACAAGGACGGCAACGCCACCTCCCCAGGTCGGGTGCAGCTGGAGTTCGCGCAGATTCGGCCCAACTTCCAGGAGAAGTTCCTCGGAAGTGCGACCGGCGTGAAGGTTGAGGCCCCGAACGGGAACATTCTCGAGGTCGTGGAAATCTACGACCCCGTGGACCCGCCCCCGCAGGCAGCCAACTCCGATGCAGCTCCGGCCGCGGATGCTGCAGCGCCGGTAGCCCCGGCCGCTGACCCGACGCCAACGGACGCCTCCGCCACCCAGCCCTCGGCGCAAGCGTAAATGAGCCGCCCACCAGCCATGACCAGGGCCGAGAAGCAGGAATACGAGGCCGAAGCACGGGAAGGGGTGATGGGCGCCGCTCTCGCCGAGCGGCATAAGGTGGCAGCTGCCACCGAACGTCACAGACAGGATACGTCCCGGAACCGTGTGGTGGCCCTGGCCCTCACACGGGACCGGGTGTTCCTGGAACAGTTCGAGGAGGTGTGTAGGGCGTTCATCAAGCCCGCAACCCCTCGTGGGTACGCGCTCAAGAAGGCCTCAGGCAAGCCGGCCAAGCGGGTGCTCAACCTCCTGCTCTCGGACCTGCACTTCGGGTCAGACCTCGACCCCTCGGAGGGGCTCCAGCTCTTCGACGCCCACGTCGAGGCCCGTCGGCTGGCCTGGGTCATTCTCCAGGCCGCGGAGTTCAAGCGTGACCACCGCGCCGAGACCGAGCTTCACGTCCACCTCATCGGTGACATCATCCAGAACCAGCTCTTCGACGCCCGGGACGGGAAGCCTCTGGCCCAGCAGGTGCTCGCGAGCATGCAGTACCTCGGCATGGCCATCGAGTTCCTGGCCCAGCACTTCCCCAAGGTCGTGGTTCGCTGCACGCCAGGCAATCACGGGCGCAACAAGGCCCGCCACATGCAGCGCGCCACGCTGCAGAAGTGGGACGCCATCGAGACCGACGTCTACGCCGGTGCCCGCGCCTGGTGCCGGACCCTCAAGAACGTGGAGTTCCACATCCCCAAGACGCCCTACTACAAGGTCGACTACTGGGGGAAGAAGGCGTTCTTCACGCACGGGGACACCGTCATCGCCCCCGGAAATCCCGGGAAGAGCCTCAACGTGGGCTCGATGAACGCCCAGATTGACGCCCTCAACGCGCGCATCGTCAACCTCGGGGAGACACCCGAGCAGTTCAGCCTCGTGGCCGTGGGGCACGTGCACACGGGCTCGGTCACGCACCTTCCCAATGGGGGCGTCTTCCTCAGCAACGCGTGCCTCATCCCCCCGGATAGCTACGCGAACAGCATCGGCATCTTCTCGTGCACGTGCGGGCAGTGGCTGTGGGAAAGCGTGCCCGGGCACATCATCGGGGACCAACGCTTCATCACCATCGACCCCCAGGTGGACGACGACGCTAGCCTCGAGAACATCGTCGCTCCGTACCTCCCAGGCGATGAGCTTTAAGGCCACAGCGGCGCGCATGACCTCTCATGAGGACGACGTGCTCGAGATGACTGCGCTCCGCTCGCGCATCGAGAAGGAACTCGGGGACGTCCGCGGGGTAGTCACGGGCTCCCTCAGCGAACTCGAAGGGGCGAAGGTGAATCTCCACCGCTCCCGGGAGCGCCTGGATGCTCTCCTCTCGGCTTTGCGCTTCATGAAGGACGAAGCCGACATCGTCAGCCTCTCTGAGTACCAGAAGGTGAGAACGCTCTTTGAAGACAACAAGGGTCTTGTAGCCCAGTACGAGACCATCTCGGATGCGGCCAAGAAGAGGGGCTTCGCCGCCGCCGAATCCGTGAAGAAACTCGTTCAGCAGCTGACCGACCTCGAGGAGGCACTAGGTACCCATGGCAAAGTCCTCACCCTACCGCAGAGAGAGGTCATCGACGCCGAAGAAGAAAACGCAGACGATGACGACGAGTGAGGCGCAAAAGAGAATCGCGTCCGACCCAGACTTCGTGAACCTGAAGCGCTACGGGTACAGCCTCGCCACCGTCATGTCCCAGTTCCCCGATGGGTGCCCGGACAAGGTCATCGCTGCCGCGCTCCTCATCACCGAGGACGATGTCCGCACCATGAAGGATGAAGTTGCCCTCAGGCTCCGGGAACTCATGAAGGTGGACGTGGACGATGGCTAGCCCCAAGCAGGCCACACCTTGCGTTCACGACAGCGTCTCCTTCGACGCCAAGACCGGCACCTACTACATCACGTGCAACGTCTGCGCCGCGAAGTGGATGGCCGTGGTCGAGGGTGATGCCCCTCGTTACGAGGCCATGTTCCAGGGCTACGGGGTGAACGAAGAGCGGAGGTCGCCTTTTTACATCAAGCCTTTACCGAATCGTGTGAATTGAGGTATAGTAGCACCAAGCCATGCTCAATTTCGTCTCACCCCACGTCCACCAGGCTAGCTTTGACAGCGGTTCGACGCCCAAGACGTTCCTCGACAGGGAACTCGAGCTGGGCACGGGCGCGCTCGTCACGACCGACCATGGCACCCTCCAGGCGGCGCGCGAGGTCTTCGACCTAGCCAAGGAGAACGGCCTCAACCCCATCATCGGACTGGAGGCTTTTTTTCGCGATGACGACTGCCCGCTCCTGAAGAAGGGCGGCTACATCAAGGGCACGCGCTACCGCAGCGTCAAGGACGGCAGCGTCAAGGACGCCGAGAAATGGGAGAAGCTCAGCGACAAGGACAAACTCGGGTACGTGCCCGAGACTGGTTTCTTCAATTATTTTAAATATGCACACTTGACGATGCACTTCATGGATGCCGAGGCCTACGAGACGGGTGTGCGCCTGCTCAGCGCCGCTGACGCCCGGGCCGAGAAGCACGGGAGTGAGCGCAAGCCCCTCTTCGGGTGGAAGGAACTGGAGGAGCTGGGCTCGAAGAACGTCACCTTCGGCAGCGGGTGCCTCATCGGCATGGTGCAGCGCCACATGCTGGGGAGCGGCAAGGGCTTCACGGCTGGCAACAACGCCCAGATGGCGCTCTGGTACTACCAGCGCCTGCGGTCCATCGTGAAGCCGGGCAACTTCCTCGTGGAGGCGTTCCCACACGTGTGCGACCGCAACTGGGAGAGCAAGGTCGTCATCGACTACCAGGACGGCACCAGCGAGACCTTCCCCGACTGGAAGAAGGTCAAGACCAACGAGGGCGAACTCAAGGCCGAGGCCCTCGCCGAGGTCTTCAACACCAAGGGTAGCAAGCACGAGACCCTCTTCGAGGTCATGGAGAACCGCGCCTGGGTGGTGCGCGAGGGCAAGGTCATGAAGGTCGTGCGTCACGACCAGGGCTACGTCCAGAACGAGTGCCGGCCCTGGTGCCCGAGCGGGGACGTGCAGAAGGACTGCAACCGCCTGGTCATGGACTTGGCGGCCATGCACGGTGACCCCGTGATGGTGAGCGACGACAGCCACTACGCGCGCCCCGACGAGAAGGTCGTCCAGAACGTGCGCCTCAACTCGAACGGGAGCTGGCGCTTCTACGGCAGCCACCACCGGCAGAGCAGCGAGGAGAGCTTCGCCTACTTCCGGGACGTCATGGGCATCCCCGAGGCCACCTTCCAGAGCTGGGTCGAAAACAGCCACGCCTGGGCGGCACGCTTCAAGGACTTCAGCTTCAACACGCGCCTGAGCCTGCCCACGAAGTTCTACCCCGGGGACAACTTCGAGAGGGCCATGTCCCTCATCGCCAAGCACGGGCGCATGAACTGGGGGGACAAGGGGTACGTGGACCGCCTCGGCTCCGAGCTTCAGCTCCTGCACAAGAACGGCACCGTGGACCTGCTGCCGTACTTCTTCGTGGCAGAGGAGGTGTGCGACTTCTTCACGAAGAAGGGGCTGCTCACCGGCCCGGGCCGAGGCTCCGCCGCGGGCATGCTCTTCTCGTACCTGCTGAGTATCACGCACGTCGACCCCCTGAAGTACGGCCTCAGCCAGGAGCGCTTCCTGACCTTGGACCGCATCAAGGGCGGCAAGCTCCCGGACATCGACCAGGACCTGCAAAAGCACCAGCGCCACCTCCTCATCGACCCCGAGAGCGGGTGGCTGAAGTCCCGCTTCCCGGACCACTATTCGCAAATCAGCGTCGACACCAAGTTGTCCCTGCGCAACAGCGTCAAGGACGTGTCCCGCTTTACCGCCAAGGACGGGCGCGTGCCCGCAGCCGTCGAGGCGCTGACGAAGAAGTTCGCCAAGGCCCCGCAGGGCATCGAGGACTACGACTTCGTGTACGGCTACGAGGACGCCGACGGCAAGCGCCAGCCCGGGAGCCTCGAGTGGGACAAGCCGCTCATGGAGTACGCCCGGAAGTACCCCCACGAGTGGTCCATCGTGGACCGCTGCCTGGGCATGGCCAGGAACAAGGGCCGCCACCCCTGCGCCTTCGTCATCACGAACGAGCCCATCGCGAACTTCATCCCCATGATGAGGGTCAGCGACATCCAGGTCACCCAGTACACGGCCAAGAGCGTCGAGGCCGTCGGCGGGCTGAAGATGGACTATCTGGGGGTGAACTCCCTGGACGACATCGCCAACTGCATCAAGCTCATCCGCGAGAGCGTCTCCGACCCCAAGTGCGAGCACTGCCCCAGCGGCTTCTGCAGTGCCCACATCTTCAACGGGGAGCTGCATGACTATTACATCGACGGCAAGCCCGTGCCCTGGTTCCGGATAGTGCCCTTCAAGGGCAACTTCTACGACATCTGGGACCTGCCGCAGGACCAGGCCGTGTTCCGGGACATCTGCGAGGGCAGGACCGAGACCGTGTTCCAGTTCAACACCTCGAGCGCCAAGAAGTGGTTCAAGGAGTTCAACCACGTGCGCTTCGTCGACGCCGACGGGGAGGTGCACAAGGCCCTCGACACCGACGAGGCCCTGGCCGCCTTCACGGCCCTGGACCGCCCCGGCCCCCTGGACTACTACGTCGGCAGGGACGCGAACGGCGAGGGTGGCCACAACATGCTCGTCGAGTACGCGCGCCGCGCCTCCGGGCTGAAGCCCACGGGGAACATGCCCATCCTCGACAAGCTCCTCCCGGAGACCCTGGGCATCATCGTCTACCAGGAGCAGCTCCAGCGCATCTTCCAGACCGTGGGGCAGACAACGCCCGCGCAGGCGGATGCGTTCCGGGTGCACATCAGCAAGAAGCAGATGGAGAAGGTCTACAAGGACAAGGCCCTCTTCATGCCCGGCGCCATCAAGGCCATGTCTGAGCAAGATGCGAGCAACCTCTGGGATTCGATGGAGACCTTCGGCAAGTATGGCTTCAACAAGAGCCACGCCGTGTGCTACGCCAGCAAGACGGGCTACGCGTGCGCATGGCTGAAGCACCACTACCCCCTGCAGTGGTGGACGGCCGTGCTCAGGAACGCGGACAAGAACGAGGTCAGCGAGGACTTCTGGCCCTACTGTGGGAAACTCGTGCTCATGCCCGACGTGGTCAAGAGCGGACCCCACTTCCAGGTCGAGGGCGACCACATCCGCGCCCCCATTAGCCTCCTCGCGGGCATCGGCGAGAAGGCGCATGAGCAGCTCCTCGCGGGCTTCCCCTATAAGGACATTGACGACCTCTGCCAGAAGATTCAGGAGCGCAAGAAGACGGCGCGCTCGGCCCTGCACCGGGGCGTCATCTACACCCTCATCCAGGGCGGGGCCATGGATAGCCTCTTCCCCGAGGGCGAACCCGTCTTCAACCAGCTGACGCTCTTCGAAATCGCGCTCGCCAAGGCCACGGGCAAGAAGCTCGTGAAGGTGGACATGAAGAAGTTCGCGGACGTGAGCCAGCTCGTGCGCTACCAGATGCGCAAGGCCGTGCTCCCCATCTACAGCACCGACCTCATCCCCGTCATCGTGGACATGCGCGTCCAGGGGGTGAGCATAGAGCCACACAAGGACGCCTTCGGGGTCGCGACCCCGCACGCGTACACGCACATCCGACGCTCGGACGCGCGCGGCCAGGTCTACGACCAGAAGGTGGTGCTCGTCGACGGCCCCACGTACGGGCTCCTCCGGAAGGAGGATGGCGCCGAGAAGGGGGAGCTGGTGGCCGTCGTCGGGTACGTGAAATCCGCGAGGAAATTCAGCTATGCCGGCGGTGACCAGGGGTCCAAGCAGGCCCTCGAGGTGGTCATCGACGTCGGGGGCTTCGACTACAAGCTCGTGCGCTGGCCCGGCCGCGACGGCCGTCTCGCGAGCAAGTACACGGAGCAATCCCTAATTGGTGGTATAGTCATTGCCGTGGCTACCAAGTACGACGCCAAGAAGGACTTCGTCGTCGAAGACCTCCGCGTCATCCAGGAGCCCTTCAGTCTCAAATCCGAGGAATCCCCCGCGGACGAAAAGGAGAAGAACAATGGCCAAGAAGCCCTCGCGCACACAAGACTTGCAGCAACTGCCGGTTGAGGATGTCCAGACAGCCGTAGGACCGGAGGCCGTGGACGAGGTCCTGGCCGCGGGGAACCCCATCGCTGAACTCGTGTACGGCATCAAGGCACGCAAGGCCCTCGTGGCCAAGGACCCCGAGGAGTTCCCGCCGCGGACACGCACGGGGCTCGTCTCCGCGCAGGCCGAGGCCCGGGAGGAGCTTCTCGTGGCCGAGCAGAACTACGCCCAGTACGTCAAGGATGCCGCCGTCGCCGGGGTCATCACCAGCTCCGACCCCAAGCGTGTCCAGGAGTTCCTCGCGCTCGCTCAGGAGGTTTCCGCCCAGCCGCTTGTGGTCGTGGCCTGCGACGAGATGTACGACCGCCTCGCGACTGCGGGTGAGGTAGGCCTGGGGCCCACGCGCCAGTTCGGGGCCGGGCAGCTCGGCATCATCCTCGAGGAGTACGCCGCCATCGGCCGGGAGCTGCAGTTCACGAGCCTGGCGTCGCCGCGCTGGAGCTACGACGTCATCGTGCCCACGCACAAGGACTTCGTGGCCGCCATCCGGACCGCGATACGTGCGGGTGGAGACGGAGATTCCATGAACCGCGCCTTCATCCGCCTGCAGGCGTACCGGAAGGCCCTCGAGGTCGGCTACTCCACGTCCCTGGTGCCGGTCCTCATCGTGGGCTCCTCGCCCGAGGAGGCCCCCTTCCTGCAGAAGCAGCTCTTCAATGTCTGTGTCACCATCGACCTGGAGCCCGGCGAGGCCCCCAGCGCGGAGGTCGTGAAGTCTTTCTTCAAGTCCATGGTCAAGACCGCCAAGCGCTACGACGCCAACCAGGTGCAGGCCTCGGCTGTGGTATAGTCAACGCATACCCTCACCCCAAACCCACCCCCCAACACACCAACTCAGGAGAACTCCCCCATGGCATTCGTCAAAGCTAACTACAACGAGAACACCGGCGGTCGCATCTGGTCCATCAAGGCCGGAGACCGCGGCGAGACCGGACACAACCTCTACCGCGTCCTCCCGCCGTACGGCAAGCAGGCTGCCAGCCAGAAGTACATCGTCTACGGGGCCCAGCACTTCGGGTACTCCGGGATTGACCCCTTCGAGCCCAATGGCGACCCCAAGGCCCGCCCCTTCAAGTGCGTCAAGGAGGAGGACTACAAGACGAAGATGGTCACGGTCGAGTGCGCCGAGTGCACGAACCGCGACGCCTACCTCGCCAAGAAGGCGAAGCTCGAGGCGGAGCTGAAGGTCCAGGGCGCCACCGACGAGCAAATCCGGGCGGACAAGGGCATCGAGCAGCTCAACTCCTGGCTCCGGCAGCACAACATCGACAGCAAGCACTACATCGCCGTCATGAACGAGAAGCGCGAGTTCGGCGTGCTCAAGGTGCCGACCAAGGCCAAGAAGAAGCTCGTGCAGCTCATCAAGGACCTCAACACGAAGGAGAAGCTCGACGCCACCGACGTCGACCAGGGCGTGTGGTTCGACTTCCAGCGCACGGGCGAGGGCTTCACGAACACCGTCTACGACGTCGAACTGGTCTACGGTGACCAGGTGCTGCCCGACGGCCGGCGCGTGAAGGTGCTCAACACCGTGCCCCTGAGCGTGGAGGAGCAGAACCAGGCCATCAAGGTCCTCCCCGAGCTTCAGGACATCATCCCCGTCATCAGCGCTGAGCAGATTCAGCAGCTCGTGAACTCCAACGGCGAGCCCGAGGTCGTGGACGCCATCATGAACGCGGGCCAGAAGAAGGGCACCGCGGAGCGCCTGTCACGCCCCGCCCAGGAGGGTGTCAGCCGACCCACGTTTATCCCTCCGCCTGTGCGGGCGGAGGCTCCGGCCCCTGTCGCTGTCCAGGCGCCGGCACCGGCACCCGCGGCCGAGACCCAGGAACAGCGGGAGTTCCGCGAGTTCCAGGAGTTCAAGGCCTCGCAGCGCGCCAAGGCTGTCACCGCTGCCCCGGTCGCGACCGCGGCCGCATCAGCTCCGGCCCCACAGGCAGCTGCTGTCACGCAACCCGTGGGCTTCCGCCCCCCGGCGGAGACGGGCCCCATGAACGCGGACAGCTTCGCGGCCGCCTGGGGCTTCACAGCCGGCTCCCCAGCCGGGGCAACCAAGTAGTCCGACGGGCGGGACCGGCGCGCTCGAGGGCGCAAAATCTCAAGGGCACGCCGGCCCCGGCCGACCACAGCCATGGAAAACGAGAGCTTCATCATCGTCCCTCGGGGTAACCCCGGGCTGAAGGCGCTGCAGCTGAACATGCAGGACGTCACCGTCGCGGAGCAGCGCATCGGTGAAATCGCGTACATGACGTCGCAGAAGGCCCCCGAACTGTTGTCCGTCTTCAACAGGGCCTTTCTGGAGCTGACGCGCATGCTCGCGTGGCTGGAGATGGAATCCGGCTCGGCCTCCAGGCATGTGAACCTGAGGAGAAGCGAGTTGCTCCTGGACATCGCCCCCAGAGTGCTCGCCGACAGAGGGCTGGCGACCAGCAAGGACCTCCGGGACGCGGTCGTGGATTCCGATGTCCAGTACCAGGAGTGCCTCGAGCGTCAGGGTACCATCAAGGCCTATCAGGAGCTGCTCAAGGGCAAGTCCAAAGCCCTGGAGATGGCGTACACGTCCGTGAAGAAGATACTCGGGGAGCGCCCCATGGGTGGCGGTGGTGGTTACAACCCCAACGTCCACACCCCGGAACAGAGGGAATCCCTGGACGAACCCGGCCAGAACGAAAGCCGGCCCACTAGCGGTTTCACCAAGGCCCGGTACTAGGTCTGTGGTATATTTGCCCCAAGGAGAAATACAATGCCCACCGCATCCCCAGCCAAGTCCAAGAACCTCTTCGCGAAGCTCCGCGGCCTCGAGGGTGCCGTGAACGAGTACTACAACCCGCATCTGGACGTCATCCGGAGCGCGAGCCCGAGCCTGAACTTCGCCTTCGGGAACGGGCACGGTCTCCCCGCGGGCTTCTCGCTCCTCCTCTGGGGTCCGCCCAAGGGCGGCAAGTCCCTGGTGACCAACACCATGATTGGCCAGCTCCAGCAGGACGACCCCGACGCGTACGTGGTGAAGTTCAACACCGAGCGCCGTGAGATTGCGCAGCTGAACCCCCAGCAGATGAAGAGCTGGGGCATTGACAAGGACCGGTACCTCGCGTACGAGACGAACACCCCGGACCAGATTTACGACTACATCACCAAGGACATCGCGGCCATGTGCGAGGAGGGTCTCAAGCTCAAGCTCGTGGTCATCGACAGCATCAACGACATCACCGGCCGGCGCGCCATGAACTCCGACACGGTCATGACCCAGCAGATTGGAGACAAGGCCGCCACCAACCAGGACGGCCTGGGCCAGGTTCTCGCGGTGCAGCGCAAGTACCGCTTCGGCCTCATCATCGTCTGCCAGCAGCGTGCCGAGATGGACATGGCCGAGCAGATGCGCGGCAACAAGACCAAGGCCGGCGTGGCCTACGCGGTCCACCACCACTGCGAGTACAGCATGCACGTGGAGCGGAACGTCACCAAGGCCGGCCAGACCGACCTCGAGGGGAAAACCTTCGAGGACGAGAGCGTGTCGCGCATCATCACCGGCCAGGAGGGCAAGAAGGCCGACGGGGACAAGATTGGTCACAAGATTCGCGCCGTCATGAAGGACAGCAGCATGGGTCCCAAGGGGCGTGTCGGCGAGTTCACCATCGAGTACGACAAGGGCATCGTCAATGTCCACGAGGAGGTGTTCCTCCTGGGCGTGAACCGGAACATCATCGAGCACCCGAATAACGTCATGTACGCCTTCGGGGGCAAGGAGTGGAAGGGGAAGTCGGCAATGCTCGCGGAGTTGGCCAAGAACATCGAGCTGCAGAACGCCATCCTCAAGGAACTGCGCGCCCGCGACGCCCGCGGGGATTATGCCAGCGAATCCGTGGTGAGCGCCTCCGAGGAATCTGCGTGAGCGGCTTGGAGGACAGGGAGTATGCCGCCAAGGCGGAGCGCAACATCCTCGGCCACACTACGGAGTGGCTCCAGTCCGATGAAGGGAACACCCACGTCTGTTTCTTCTGCGACTTCACGGGCCTGAAGAAGTCGGAAGTGAGCGTGGTCTTCGACGAGCAGGACAAGACCATCTACTGGATTGGGCCGACGTCGGCCCCGCCGCCAAATGCCAAGACCCACACGACCCTTACGCGTTGAGGCGCTCCAGGACCTGATTTCCAACTCGGGCCTGAGCTTCAACGACAGGAACACCAAGTCCTGGGTCTTCGACTGCCCAAAATGTGGCAAGAAGGAGAAGCTCTACATCCGGCGCCGGGACGGGCGCTTCGTGTGCTTCTACTGCCGCGACAAGGAGGGCTTCAGCGGCGCCCCGGAGTTCGCGCTCGCCCTCCTCCTGGACAGGACCGTCGGCGAGGTCACGGACGCCCTCTACGGGCCCGAGTTCAAGGCCACCCCCAGGATTGAATCCAAGTTCACGTACTCGGTGCGCCTGAACCTCGAACCAGGCTCGGATGACGACGACTTCGGGGCGTCCGATGCCGGAGAAACCGCGCAGACCTCGCCCAAGGGCCTCCTCTACCCCCTGGAGTACCAGTCCGTGCTCGCCCCCGGTGGGGCCAAGGGCCTGGCCTACCTGGAGGGCCGCGGCATCACCGCGGAGGTGGCAGCCCGCTACGAGCTGATGTACGACCCCCTGAAGCGCAGGGTGGTCTTCCCAGTGCGCTCCAGGGGCGTCCTGGTGGGGTGGCAGGCACGCCTGACGGGCCCCCACGAGTGGGTGGACGCCCAGGGCCAGACCAAGAGCATGCCCAAGATTCTGACCACGATGGAGGAGGGCATGCGCGACTACGTGCTCGGGTTCGAGCACCGCCTCGTGGGGAGCGAGCACGCCGTCCTCACCGAGGGGCCCGTGGACGCGCTCAAGTGCGACCTCTGCGGGGGCAACGTCTTCAGCATGGGCAAGAGCGTCTCCGAGGGCCAGGTGGAGCGCCTGCGGGCGCACGGCGTCAAGCGCCTCTACCTGGGGCAGGACCCGGACGCGAGCAAGGAGACCCAGCTCCTGGTGCGCCGCTACAACGACGAGTTCGAGCTATGGTACATGACCCCCGAGGGGACCGGGTACGAGGACTTCGGGGCGATGCCGGCGGAGTGCGCGCGCGAGTGCTTCCTCGGGGCCGAGAGGGTGCACCCGCGGCGCATCTTCCTCAGCTTCAACCGGTGACCGCGGCCGCCCGCCGGCAGATGCGGCATCCCCTCTTGTGCTCCTTGAGGTACCGCGCGGACATCTGGCGCGCGTCCAGCTCCAGGGCGGTCTTGGCCTCCGCGGCGGCCTGCAGACGCGCGAGGAACTCGTCATGAGGGAGTTCCCCGAGACGCTCCTCGAGCCTGTTCTTGTGCAACCTCCGCTCCAGCTCCCTCTCCGAGTACACGAGAGTGCTGCTCCCGCGCCCATCCGTCCCCAGGTCGAGGTGGGTGACGATGGTGTCCTCAACCTCGGAATGGTGCAGGAGCGGTCCCGAGCCCCCGAGGGGACCCCTCTTCGTGCCACGTGTCTTGGACACATCGTTTGTCTCGAGGATGCCTCCATTCCCGATGCCCGATGCGTCGTTGCCGTTGCTTTCCCCACTGACGAGCGAGAACACGGCCTGCCTCTCCATGAACTTCTGCCTGAGATTCTTGTCCCACAGCTCCCCGAACTGCTGCTGCAGGAACACGTACATGAGCTTCTGGTTCTGGGTCCCGTCCCCGCGGTGCGGACGCTCGTAGAGGGCCATGTAGGTGGTGGCCCAGACCCAGGCGTAGTTGAGGGCGTCCGCGTACTCGAGGCCGAGCATCTGCAGGGCCCGCCGGTTGCGGCGACAGAAGACCTTCGAGGCCATGCCCACCACGTTCTCGTACATGGCAATCTGCTCAGCCCCGGGGTTGGGCGCGCGCCTGAACTTGTCGTGGCGGAAGGCAATCAGGTCATCCCCGTCCCGGTGGCGACGCACGCGCCCCTGCAGGGGCTTTCTGCGTTCCCCCTCGGGGTGCACGCTCGAGGTCGTGAAGAAGCCCTCCTTGGGCACGCCCCGGTTGAAGGGCAGCAGGGGCTCGTGCACCCCCACGGCCCGGAGCATGCGCCGGAACTCCCCGGCGGTCTCCTTGGCGTTCCCGTAGAAGATGACGCACCCGTTCACGTTCACGCCCGGGGGCTCCTGGAGGCGCTCGGCACCGTCATCGACGCCCGTGGTGACGTGCACGCACGTGGGCGACGCCCCCACCACCAGGTCCGTGGGTGGGGAGATGCCTTCGGAGAATGGGATGTTGTGGAAACGGAGCCAGGAACGAATGAGTGCGAGGGGTTGAGCGTTGTCGCTCAAGCGCATCTTCTTATTTCCCATGTAGTGGACCCGAGGTGTGCCGGAAGTTGAGGTATAGTGCTGGCACAGGCTCTCTCAGGTTACGAATACCCCCCTACTCTGTCAACAGGAGACCTCCACGAGATGGCACTTTTAACGGACCGCAAGGGCAAAAAGGGCAAAGGCGACCCCCTCATTTTCAGCGACACCAAGCAGGAGGCCATCCTTGGGCACGCGCTCACGAATCGCATGTTCTTCCTCCAGATTCACAACCATCTCGAGCCCGAGTGGTTCACGAAACCCAACAACCAGAAGCTCTACAGCGCCCTGAAGAAGTTCTACGCTGTCGAAGGCAGGTTCCCCGTGACGCCCGAGGAGCTGATGAGCAGCATGCAGCTGCAGCGCGAGGACCAGGGTGTTCGCACAGGCATGACGGCGGCCCTCATCCTCTGTCTGGCCTCGATGCCCAATTTCGGGGCCGACCTCCTCATCAGGGACTTCGGGCTCTGGGCGCGCAGCGTCCTCCTCGAGAAGTACGTGCAGAAGAGCACGGATACCTTCAACGGGCACGACCCCGAGGCTGCCCTAGACGTGTACAAGGAGGGGTATCGAAAAATCCAGACCGCGGAGCTTCTCGGTGGTGGCCAGGCCACGGACTGGAACCTCGAGGTCTTCGTGGCCCAGCAGAAGTCCGACCTCCAGAACGGCATCACCTTCGGCTGCCCCGAGCTGGACGCCAAGCTCAACTCTAGCGCCAAGGCCGGCGCGCTCCTGCGCGGGGACACCACGGTCGTGCTCGCGCCCTCGGGCATTGGGAAGACGACCACCCTGATTACGGTGGCGACGCATAACATCCTCAGGGGCAAGTCCGTGCTCTTCATCACGCACGAGGGGCGCTCCGAGGACATCAAGTTCAAGGTCCTCTGCTGCGTTCTCCAGGTCACCAGGGAGGAGTTCCTCGCGCTCTACCACAGCGACAAGAACTTCCGGAAGAAGGCCAACTACTTCAGCAACGTCATCAAGGCCAACCTCACGTACATCGCCTACAATCACTCCTTTCCGAACATCCACGACGTCGAGAAGCTCATTCGCCGCGAGCAGGACCTGCGCATCCTCAGCAGCGCGAACGGCACGGGCTACGACCTGCTCATCGACGACTACCCGGCGCTGCTGTACACGGACGGCCTGCGCTCGGGCCAGCTCCAGAAGCGTATCAGCGACGAGCAGGTCTACGGGTGCTTCGTGAGCATGGCCCTGGACTTCGGCTTCCACTGTCTGGTCGCCATCCAGACGAACCGCGAGGGCAGCAAGGTCAACCGCGGCCAGGGCGTGAACCGCCTCCTGACCATGGAGGACGTCATGGAGAGCTGGGGCGTGATGACCAAGGCCACGAACGTGCTCACCATCAACCGCAGCCCCACGGACATGGCCAAGAATCGCGTCATCTTCTACCTCTGCAAGAGCCGGAGTTCGGAGACGGACTTCGCGTTCTGCTGCAAGAGCGACTACGCCCGCGCTACCACGCATGCGCCCGCGGGGTGGCCGTACGTCGCCGAGAACGAGGTCTTCACCGTCAAGGGCTTCAGCCGCCGGCCCGAGGTGGACCTCAGCCGCTACGGGTGCACGGCCTGGGCCGGGCATGACGGCAGCACCGAGCGCCTGGACGCCCTCATCGACACCTACCGGGGCCAGACCATCCCCGAGAACGTCAAACGCGCGCACATGTCGGGCATGACCGCGAAGCCCATGGTGGGCGATGGTTCTGGACAAAAACCCCAAACTGTGGTACAGTCAGTGCCATAGATATGGACGCCAAGGACCGGTACGACAGCATTGCCATGGACGGGGTCGACCTCCCCGAGAGGACGCTCTTCCTGACGGGGGACATCGACTACGAGATGGCCCAGCGTGTGCAGGCCGGTCTGGGTGTCCTTTCCGCTAGTGGGGCCGGCGTCATCAGGGTAGTGCTCTCCAGCAATGGCGGGGATGAGGATGCCGGTTTCCTGATTTTCGAGGCCATCCGGGGGTGTGCGAACAGAGTTCTCGTCATTGGCTCCGGTTCGGTCATGAGTGTGGCCGCCCTCATCCTCCAGGCCGGGGACTGGCGCCTCCTAACCCCGGCCTGCCGCGTCATGGTCCATGGGGGCAACGCCAAGCTCAAGAACAACATCCACCAGCAGATGCACGTCGTCGAGGTCGCAAAGGAGATGGAGGTGCGCACCCGCCAGTACGCGACCCTCATTGCAGAGCGGGCGGGCCTGAAGCCGTCGAGGGTTATGAGCTGGTGCCGCCGCGACAAATTCTTCAGCGCTGACGAGGCCGTTCGTATGGGTCTCGCCGATGGCGTCGCCCACCCTCCCTTCAAGAAGAAAGGCAAGTCATGACCCTCCCGAACACGAACGTGACCCTCGATACCCCCAAGAAGAAGGGCATCGCCGCCCTGGTGCTCTTGCTGACCTTCATCGTGGGCTTTGCCTTCGGGAAGTTCAACAACAAGCCCAACATCAAGATTGACCAGAAGACGCAGACCGCGACCCAGCAGACCGGCAATGACGTCCAAAAGGACGTCACCAACGTCCAAGACCAGAAGCAGGTTCTCGCCGCCAAGGACGAGAACAAGAACCTCGACAAGAGCACGGACGTCGTCACGACCACGACCACGGACAAGAAGCCCACTGGCGAGGAAATCACGACCACCAAGACCGAGACCAAGACGCACGTGAAGACCAGCGACCAGACCAAGCAGGGCCTCAAGGAGGCCGTCAAGGACAACAGCGTCGACAAGAAGAGCGACGTCGACAACACCAAGACCGACACCCAGAGCAAGACCTCCTTCCAGGAGACCATCACCCAGAGCCAGCCCAACTGGCGCCTAGCCGCCTTCGTGGGCCTGGACACGTCGGGGCTGAGCCTCAGTGGTAACGCCCTGGTGACGGGCCCGCTCCTGTACGGGGGCGAGGTCGACCGGCGCATCCTCGGCCCCATCTGGCTGGGCGTGCTCGCCGAGAAGACCGGCGGCGGCTTCGGCATTGCCGGCGACGTCAGCGTGCAGTTCTGAGGAGATTATCATGACCATCAAGTTCAAGAAGTGGGCCAAAGGTGCCGTGCACATCTCCCGGGAGGAGCGAGACCGCATGGCCGAGGATGCCGTGCGGAAGCTGCGAAGGTTCCCATTTACCAACTACATCTGCTACGTCACAGGGGACACCCTGGTGCTGGCCCAGAGAATCAACGACGGTGACATCGACCTCATTTCTGTCAGCGACTGCAAGCTTCGGCGGCGCGCCGAGTTTCCCGAAAAGGAGTAACCCCATGGCCCTGAGTTTCTCTGAAGTCTACATCCCCTTCGCGCAGCCCACGCAGGCGCAAGTGCCTGAGGCACAGCCCAAGCCTCTGGGTCTCGATTACAGCACCCTCAAGCGCCTGGACCCCCCGTTTGTGGTCACTCCCGGGGGGTACAAGCTCACCCAGAGGGTTCAGGACGCCCTTACAAATTGCGTCCTCATGTATCTGTCCATCAAGGGCAAGGACAAGTGCTTTCGGTGCTGCAACACGGGCATCGTCAAGTGGGTGGCCAACGGGGCCACCGCCAAGGTCTGCCAGTGCGTGCGTGAGGGGGCTGCGGTCCTGCTTGCTTCTGAAGCCACCGCCGACACCTTCGAGGAACACGCGTGAGCGTCAAGACCTTCGAGCGGGTCGCGGCCAAGGTCCCCTACCGGGTCGAGGGGGAGATGCTCCCCAGCGGGGCTGCCGTCTTCACCTTCACGCCCTCGTTGCCGGGGCGCTCGCCCGTCATCTCCGTCGATGAGGACACGGTCGCGGACATCGTGCGCTTCGCCGACGTGGGCGTCAAGTACGACCACGAGGCCGAGGAGATGATACTGACCCTCGACTACCTCGACGAGATGCGCGAGAACGAGGATGCCCCCGAGTTCCTGGTGGGCTCCCAGGCCGTGCCTGCGGAATTCGTGCTCGAACTCGTCCTGGACCAGGTGGTGCTCCCATGTGACCATTGCGAGGGCTTCCACTTCGGCGAGGACGTCACTCCCGACGACGTTGCCAAACTCAAGAAGCCCGTGTACCTTAACTAGACCCCCATGGAAAACGCGGACATGCTGCTGGTGCGGGACCATTCCTCACCCCACGCCTTCAACCTGGCCATCGGGGAGCCGTTTTTCTTGCACGAGCACCTGCACTTCCTCGAGGCCACGGCGACCGGGGGGCCCTACCTGTACCCGCAGAGCCGCGGCGAGCCGGAGCTGCTCAAGGAGCTGGAGCGCCGCCATCACGGCATGCACGTGGTCGTGACCGTTGGCGCCAAGCAGGGCATCTCCGCTGCCCTGGCGGCCTATGCGGAGGTCTATGGCACTGAGGCAGCCATCCACACGGCTCCTTATTGGCCTAGTTATCCTATCCTGGCCAAACGGGAGTTCCCTATCTATGGCCTCGGGTCTATGGCGAGCTACATGGGGGGTCCGAACAAGGTCGTGCGCGTCGCCACGAGCCCCAACAACCCAGATGGCACCGAGAGCACCGAGGACTGCGACATCTGGGACGCCGCGTACGCCTCGTCGGTGTACGGCTTCACAACCCCACCCGCACACTGGACCGTGGCCGTGTACAGCGCCGCCAAGCTCCTAGGCCTATCGGGGCTCCGCATCGGCTGGGTCGTGACCGCGGACGCTCGCCTGGCCAAGGCCATCGCGGTCTACGTGGAGCGCTTCACCTCGGGCGTGTGCGTGACCTCGCAGCGGCACCTCGCCTACGCTCTGAAGCATCTGCGCGTCAATGACGACCACGCCTTCTTCGACGCGGCCCGGAAAACGCTCCTGAAGAACGGCGAGACCTTCATGAAGCTCCTCGGGGACCGCCTGAGCCGCGTCGATGGCGTGCCCACCAGTGGTAAGGGCATGTTCGCGTGGTTCCACGTACCCGGCGACAGCCTCCAGAGCTTCAAAGATGCCCTGACGACCTCCAAGGTCCTGCTCATGCCCGGGGAAGCCTTTGGGATGGTCGAGCCCGGGTGGTATCGTATGTCCATGGGTCACCACGACGGCTACACCTACCGGGCCCTGAAGGCCCTCGCGGAGGCCTGGGTATGAGGAAGAATTCCTTTGCGAAGGCCAGTCACCATGAACTCGAATTGAAATTCGACCTCACCACTGACGACATGGATGTGAAACTCCTGCGCCGCCGGTTCCTGTCCACGCTGTCCAAGGACTTCACCCTGGACAAGGTCTACACCATCACGAGCCCGGACGTGTACTACCGACAGGGCAAAAACGTACTTCGTTTCCGTGCCGACCCCAAGAAGGTCGCCGGGGAACTGACGGTGAAGCTCCGCACGAGCAAGCAGAGCATCGCCAATCGCGTGGAGGTGGACCTACACCTCTCCAAGAAGACCACCGATGACGACGTCCGCGCCTTCCTGGCCGCGACGGGATGGGGGGTCGAGCTGGCCATCGACAAGACCTCGACCATCGTACACATCGGGTCCACGCGCCTCTTCCCGGGGCAGAAACGCAGTCCGCCGACCATCCTGGCCTTCTATGTGGTCAACCTCGTCTCCGAGCCGGGGGTGGTACGCGCCTTCCTCGAGGTCGAACTAGACAAGGACCACCTGACGGACCTCCGGGGCGCCGAGAAGCACCTCCGGAACTGGCACCGGTACTTCCTCAACGCGTTCCCGAACTTCCCACGGGAACCCGTCGGCAAGAGCCTGTACGAGTTGTACACGGGGAAGACGTACCAGATGGCGAGGGAGAAATAACATGACGCGGAAAGATTTCAAGGAATCAGTGGACGCAGTCCTGGTGGAGAACCTCGAGGAAACGCTCACGCCGGCTGAGCTGTCCAAAATCAGCAAGGAAATCGTGGCACGCGTGGACATCGACTGGGACCCATTCGAATCAGAAGACCCACTCGGTGTCGGCCTGGAGGGCGACTTCGATGGCCCCGAAGAGAGCGACGGCCCCAGCCACAGCTTCGACGAGGACGAAGACTGACGTCATTGTGGCCGCAAATCTACACATCGAGGCCATGGCCTGGTTGAGGTACACCAAGCAGCTCCCCCTTGTCTGCACCGAGGTGGGCCGATGGAATGCGGACGTGCTTGGCATCGGCCCCAAGTACAGCATCGAGGTCGAAATCAAGAAGAGCATCAGCGACCTTCGCAACGACTTCAAGAACAAGCGCAACAAACACCATTTCTATGCCCAGGGCGGGGGCTTTCAGCGTACGTGCGCGGTTCCGAACTACCTCTACTTCCTGGTCCCGGAGGTCCTAAGGGAAAAGGCCGAGGTCGTGCTCCAGGACCAGAACCCCAAGTACGGCCTCCTCTGGGTACCCACCTTCAGCTTCGACCGGGAGACGCAGAGCCTCGGGTACGCCGCAGGCAAGAACCTCCAGTCGGCCAAGAGGGCCACGCGCTTGCACGACAACCCCCCGGCGGGGAGCGTTATCCAGAACGCCATGCGCAGGCTCAGCAGCGAGCTTGTGGGCCTCTACCAGAGCCATGAGCGTCTCGAGTTGGACATCATACATTACCTCGAGGAGATTCGCGCGAACGTGAGAGCGAGTGCCGCCGTGGTGGCGGGCTTCACCCCAGAACCGCCTGAGCCCGACTACACCCAGGAGGACAGCGACCATGAAGCGTAATCCCCTCATCCGAATCCCCATCAACGACCACCAGACCCGGTACAAGCTCACGTACGAGAGCCTGCCCTGTGAGCCCACGTCCGTCTCGGGACGCGTGGAGCAGATGTACATGCTCCAGACCCTCACGGACCAACCGCAATTATGTTACTGTGGAAACGTGCCCTTCGACACCCTAAAGGTCTACCACAATTCCGTCTGTTGGATAATCGAGATGGAAGCCGTGGAGACCCATGTCTAGGCCCTCGCGTAAGTCCGAGATGGAGGCCGAAACGCTCGAGCTGCGCCAGGAGAACGAGAACCTGCGACGCACCGTGTCGCGCCTGCGGAAGCGCTTGCAGAAGCTTGAGGCGGCCGTGCCCGTCGTCGAGGAGGAATCCCCGGCGCCTAAGCCCGTGAGCCCCGACGCGGCGAAGTGCGCGAAGTGCGCGGGCACCGAGTTCAAGTTCTTCCAGACCCCGAAGTTCCTGGTCCGCATCTGCGTGAAGTGCAAGGACCGCGTGCGTGTGGTATAATACGCCCATGGACACTTTAACCCCAGAAGACATCGCCGAAGGAATAGTGAGACCCGTCACCAGGGCTGTCATGACGCTGTTGTTCTACGCGGGCGGAGCGTATATCATGGGCCAACTGCCAGTTTTTCGCTGGCTGGACCTTCTGGCAGTGCATCGGGGTCCAGTTCCTGGCCAAGAACATCCTCAGGTCCGCCAAGGCCGAGGTCACCGTGGTTTCACCAAGTAGGAGAGCGCCATGAGTGAGTTCGCCTGCCCCGTCGTCCGCGTCGGAGCCATCACCAAACACCCCCAGGCTGACCTCCTGAGCATCACCGAAATCGATGGCTGTCCCGTCATCTTCAAGACCGAGGACTTCAAGGAGGGCGACCTGGCCATCTACGTGCCCATCGAATCCGTGGTCAAGCAGGACAGCGAGGGCGGTAGACTGATGCCCTGGTTGGAGTGGAAGTACAACGGCACGTCCCGCATCAAGGCCAAGAAACTCCGCGGCGTCTTCTCCATGGGGGTGCTCATCCCCGCGGGCGTGACCTTCGGGTACACGGAGGGCGCTGACTACGCGGCCGCCTTGGGCATCGAGAAATACGTGGAGCCCGAGCACCTCGACACCCGCGGCCAGGACGAGCAGGCCCCCCAGGGCTTCCAAATCCCCGTTTACGATATGGACAGTTTCCGCAAGTACAAGGGCCTGTTCCAGCCCGGGGAGTACGTGGCCATCACGGAGAAGATTCACGGCTGCAATGCTCGCTTCGCGTTCCTGAACGGAGCCCTGCAGGTGGGCAGTCACAACCGCTGGAAGCGCCGGCCGCCCGAGGGTGTCGTGCCCGGCAAGAGCGATGTCTGGTGGAAGCTCGCCCTCCAGGAGAACCTCGAGACGCGCCTGAACCACCCAGAGGTCGTGGACCGGTACTGCTTCTACGGAGAGGTCTACGGCCAGGTGCAGGACCTCAAGTACGGCGTCCCCAGTGGGGTGAAGTGTGTCATGTTCGACATCCTTGACCTCAAGACCTTGAAGTGGCTGGACTATCCGGAGTTCCTGGCCGTGTGTGGGGCCCTGAACCTTGAGACGGCCCCGTGCCTCTACACGGGCGTCCTGGACGAGGCCAAGGCCTTCGAGCTGGCCGAGGGGCTCTCCGAGCTAGGTGAGGGCAAGTGCATCCGCGAGGGTGTCGTCATCAGACCCCTCCTGGAGCGCCAGGACTTGCGCCATGGGCGTGTATGCCTTAAACTGCATGGGCAGGGCTATCTACTGCGCAAGGGAGGGACAGAGGCCCATTGACAACCGGCGGGCAAACCTGTAGAGTGAGGCCATGACCATGACAATCGAAGTCACCGAACAGGACATCCTCGATGGCTGCAGCAGGAGCACTCAGAACTGTCCCATTGCCCGCGCGAGCAAGCGCGCTGGACTGGGGCCGCTTGTTTTCGTCAATGGGTTCTCCATCAAGACCTATGGGGCCAGGGGTGTCAAGCCTATCGCACGCTATGCATTGCCCCAAGAGGCCTGCGACTTCGTGGTGGACTATGATGCGGGCGAACCCGTGTTGCCCTTCAGCTTCGAGATTGACCTCAAGGCTGGCTACTAGCCATGAAAGTCGAAGTCACACAGAACGACATCGATATTGGGCTGCCAAGGAGTGCTACTTCATGCCCGGTAGCACGAGCCTGCAATCGAGCAGGCTTTTATGGCGCAACAGTGGGCGTGACCCGGTTGCTGTATTTTGACGGACACCAGACGGTGGGCATCGATATGCCCTCTCAAGTTACGAATTTTATCAAGGCTTTCGACGATGGCCGACGCCGCGTCGAGCCCTTTGTTTTCGAGCTGGACGACATCGTCAGGGAGGGGCTCTGACCATGCTAGGTGACTGCGTCGGCTGCTGGAAGGCCCCTGACGAGTGCTCGTGCATCCGCGATGTCCGAGTGGAGGTCGTCAACAAAGAAGTGAGCCTCGAGCAGCTGGTCACTGAGGTCAAGGTACTGCGCCTGCAGCCCGGGGACGTGCTCGTGCTCAAGAGCGACAAGCTCCTCTCCAGCCATGACACCAAGGACCTCCTCCAGAACGCGGCCGGCCTTATCACCAAGTTCGTGGGTTTCCGGGTGCCCGTGGTGGTCATCCCCGAGGACGCCGAGGTAGAGGTGCTCCGGAGCGGCGACGGCACCACCCTCCTGCCCCACCAGAAGGCCCTCGACGACGCGCTCGTGCCCGTGCCCACGAGCATGGGCACGACGGGCATCAACATCATCAAGAGCAAGACCCCCGGGCCCCTCTCGGGCCTCATAGCGGCCGCAGCTACCGAGGACAAGGGTGACGGGTAGCGATGGCCAAGAACCTTATCTACGGCTACATTGACCCCCGGAACGGACATCTCAGGTATGTCGGGAAATCTACGCTAGGGATGCACCGGCCCAAGGCCTTCGGTGGGCATTCTCACGGCCATGTGGGCAGATGGATTGAATCCCTAGCTCGGCTAGATTTGGAGCCTGGAATACTCATTATCGAAGAGCTTCCAGACGACGCCGACGATGCCTGCCTCGATGAGGCGGAGCGCCACCACATAGCCTATTGGAGATTTGTTGAGTGTAACCTGACGAATCTCCTACGTGGCGGCGGAACGGGCACCAGGGGGTACAGATTATCCCCCGAATCCATCGAGATGGGCGCCGCTAAAAAAAGGGGCCGAAAACGAGACCCGAAATCCATCGCTAAGACAGCCTCAGCCAACAGAGGGAGGAAGCGGAGCCTGGAGGCGAGGGCGAAGATGTCCGCCGCCTCGCTGGGGCGCAAGAAAAGCCCCGAGGCGGTCCTGAAGACCGCAGCTGCTAATAGGGGCCGGAAGCAAACTCCCGAGGAAATTGAAAGAAGAGTATCCTCTATTCGGGGACGGAAGCAGAGCCCTGAGACTATCGAAAAAAGAGCCTCAAAGTTGAGAGGGCGTAAGCAACGCGCCGAGGTGGTTGCAAAAAGAGCCGAAGCGCAAAGGGGTTACAAACAAAGTCCCGAACACATTAAGAACAGGTTCGAAGCTCGGAAGAGGTCCATTCAAGACCAATACGGAGAGGTATATCCGAGCATCAAAGAAGCCGCCGAACGGTTGGGGCTTCGGGCAAATTGTATCAGCACCGTACTGGGGGGCAAATACAAGCATACCGGTGGCTATGTCTTCACATACGTCACTCCCTCGACGCCGGCACAAACAGCGGCTACACTGGAGGCCAAGTGAGGCAATCTAAGGGACATCATGAGCAATCTCTGGCTGGACGACGTGAGGCCTGCCCCCCCAAATTGGCTGTGGGTCAAGACCGTAAGGGACGCCCAGAAGCTCCTCTCCGAGGGCAAGGTCGAAAAGGCAAGCCTGGACCACGACCTCGGACCCCAGCCCCCGTGTCTGGAGTGCGAGGGCGAGACGCAGGACTGCGGGCAGTGCCACTGCCACCAGCGCCCAAGCAACGGTTGCGACCTAGTGGGGTGGATGGTGGGGTCCGGCAAGTGGCCGCTCCACAAGCCCGAGGTGCACAGCGCAAACCCGCCGGGCGCCCAGCACATGCGCGCGATGATAGACCAGCACTTCCCTGGCAACCCGGGACCAGCCCAGGCCCCCTCGGGCAACGGTGGGTCCTCCAAGACGTAGGTACGGGCAAGGCCATCGCCTCGGTCCCGGTCATCGACACCCTCGAGCGTAGGTGCGTGGCCCTCAAGCGTGACCAGTGGCTGCGTCTCCGCCAGCTCGCCCTGGAAGTGGGTATCCGCGACGGTGGCCGCACCGACGGCGTGGGCGCCATCGTCAGGGCCTGCGTGGACCGCTACCTGGGAGAACCCAAGCTATGACCGAGGAAGAGCTGAAGGAGCTGGTGGAGACCATCACGGACACGGAAATCAAGTTCGACGAGCGCCTGACCGCACTCGAGAACTTCAACGACGAGGTCAAGGCAACCCTGGAAGAGGTGGGGAAGAGCCTGCAGATTCTCGACAGCCGCCTCAAGGACGTCGAGAAGTGGAGGCGCTCGTGATTCGCAGCGTGCTCCTCTACCCGGACGCTAGGCTCAGGGGGGTCTCTAAGCCGCTCGAGGAGGAGGAGGACTTCAATGATGACCTGGTCGACCTCATCGCCGACCTCCGGGAGACCATGCAGCACTACCGCGGCGTGGGCCTGTCAGCGCCCCAGATTGGGGTCATGAAGAGGGTCGTCGTCATCACCGGAGACCCCCGCGCCGCCGAGCCCTTAGTTCTCGTGAACCCCGTCATCACACACCTCAGCGGGAACAGGAAGCTTATGCGCGAGGGGTGCCTGAGCTTCCCCGGGGTCTTCGAGATGGTGATGCGCAGTTTCAAAGTGAGGGTTTCGTTTTTATTCCCGGACAAGCTCGACCAGCGCTATAGTATGAAACTAGCCGGCCTCCAGGCTCACGTGGTGCAGCACGAGCTTGAACATCTCGACGGAATTCTTTTGAGCGACCACAAGAAGATTGTGGTATAGTCTCTCTCGAACCCCAATTACGGGGAAACACGAGGAGAAGACCCAAATGGCAAGTTTCAAGAAGGCGAAGCTCAACCCCAGTGGCACGCTGTCCCTGCTCACCGTCGGCAAGCCCAGCAGCACCACGAACGTCGTCGCCATCACGCGGGACGGCTACAAGTCTCTCAAGGCCGGCAAGCGCGTCAAGTACGCGGATGTGGCCTTCCAGGGCAACGCGTAGTCTGAGGAGAATAACGGCCATGAAAACCAATCCAAAGAGTGTCTTCATGGCCGCGGCCCTGCTGGTGGCCCCCCTCGTGGGGGCCACCAGTGTGGCTCGAGCCGTGGTCTCCACGACTGTCGGCACGAGCGCGCCGGCAGCTCCCATTCCCAGCACCCCCCAGTCCCCGACGACCGGCACCAAGCGTTCCGGCGCTGAGATTCTCACGGCCCTGCAGAAGGAAATCGACGCCATGGTCGCGAGGATGACCGAGAAGCTCGGCTCCCCCGTCGTGGTCTTGGATGTCAAGATTTCGCCCCTGAGCGCAAGGGTCCTGGTGCTCTTCGACACCCCAGCCAAGCCATCCCCGACGGTCGTCATCTTCGGCTACGACCAGGAGGCTAATGTCTGGGCGCCGACGGACGTTTTTGAGCCCTTCGACCTGAAGTCGGCCCTCGAGAAGGTCCGCGGCAAGTAAGATGCGGTGTTTTTACAGCAGGGGTGCCGCTTGGGCGGCGGGCTCGACGCGCACTGACTGTGCGTTCTGGCAGATTCTGGCCCCGTTGGCGGTCAGGAACGCCGACATGTTCGAATTCCCGTAGTTCGGGGGCAGGTTCTCGGTGAGGGTCTGGGCTGGCGCCGAGGCTGTGTTCGCCGCCTGAGGTCCACCGGCCGCGGGTCCTGAGGCGGGCCTCGCGCAGACGCGCACGAACAAGGTAGTGCTGTTGGGGATGACCGTGATTCTCACCGTGGCCGAATTCCCAATGGTGTCATAGACCTGGCAGACCGCGCCCGGAAGAAACCCCGATGTGGACAAGACGGTGAGTTGCCCCTGGACGGTTCCGTTGGCGTTGAGGGTGACATCAACCTGGCTGACTTCGACGTTCATGACATGCTCCTTGTGAGATTAGATTGGGGCTTTAAATGGCGGTGATGGTAGCCGTGGCCCACAGATTGTAACCGACCATCAATCCTGTGAAATCGACGGAAACGCTCATCGCCTTTCCCACGCCCGTAATAGCGTGAACCACAACGCTGAAGGTGTAAATCTGGTTCACCCCCGCCGGACCGATTTGCGTCATATTCTGTGGTGGGGTGGTGATAGAGGCTCCAATGTTAGGAGCCCAGAACTGAACCTGGGTTGTCGCCGAACCGATACCGCCAGTGACGCCTGTGACCTCGACGACGACGTCGACACGGTAGAGCCCCTCTCTTGTCGGGGCCGGGGCCGACGAGAAGGCATTAAGGATGACGTTTGCTGAGGCCGAGCCCCCTACGATTGAAAGAGGGCGGTCCAATACCTGGACGAGAGTGGCGTTCACACCGTAACTGCCGGCCGTGGCAATCCCGTCGATGGCGGATACGTTCTCCGTCACGACTACGCCAGACGTGACACCCCCTGGCGCAGCACCCCCCAATTCGATAAGGGAGTTGCTATTTCCGATGGCGATGGTGTTGGCGCTCGAGCCACCTGTGCCGATGTCGACAGTCCAGCCAGCCCCCGAAGTGACGCTCCCGAGGGTGAGCGTGCTGCCGTTGCCAGCGCCCGCGACGACCCCAATCCCGATGGGACCTCCGTTACCGGTCCCGCTGTTGAGGCCGATGTTGATGAGGCCGTTATTGCCCGTGGAGACGTTTCCGACCCCTAGGAACGCCCCGTTTATCGACACGTTCGTGGGGGTTAGCCCGGTCCCGATGATGATGTCCGAGGTGTTGGTGGCCCCGATGGAAATGGTCGCACCCGTGATGCCCACGGTGCCCGTGCTGGCATTGCCTTGGATGAGAATGCTAGAGGACGCCGCGGTGCTCGCGAGCGTGATACCCGTGTTGAGGAGATTGATTGAGCTTGCCCCGGCGATGAGGTCCACGTCAGTCCCCGTGGCGATGACCGTCGAGGTGAGACTGCCGATGAGGACTGTGGTCGCGGTGCTTCCGCCGATGGAGACAGTCGAGGCCGCGTCGAGGGAAGCCGTGGTGCCCCCGATGAGGTCCAAGGCGGTCCCACTGAAAATGGTCAGGGGGGTGCCGCTACTGATGTTCACCGAGGTCGTCGCGGTCAGGGACAGTGTCGAACTGCCGACAATCTGGACCACGCCGCCCGTGAGGGTGGTGAGACTGCTGGAATTGCCAAGAAGGAAGGAGCCGGTGGTGGCGTTCCCGACGATGATGTTCCCGGAAGTGCTATCCAGGGTCAGGGAGCCCGTGGTGGTGGTGATGCTCGTGGCACCTGTGGTCACGGACGTGAGGCTGGCCACGGCGATACTGATGGAGGCCGCGGTGCTGTTCGTGCCGATGTGAATGGCGTTGCCGTCGATGTCGGTCGTGTGCGAGAGACCCGTTTGGCCGTACCCGAGGCGGATGAGTTGCGTGGTCAGGGTACCCGCGGAGTTCCCGATGGCGATGGTGGTGTCGCTGAGGCCCGGTCCGATGGCGAGGGGCCCCGCTCCAAAATCGGCTACCCCGATGGTCCCCGTGTTGCCCCTGCTGATGGCGGGCGTGATGGTCGCGAGCGTGACGGTGTCGAAGAGCGTCACCACGGGATTGGCCGGCGAGGCCGAGGCGATGTTCAGCTCCACGACGCCGTTGCCACCGCTCGTGTACGGGCCCGCGGGCGCGAGGATGGAACCCACGCTCCACTGCGAATCGAGGGTGTAGTAGTTGTTCGGGGACCCGTTCGTTCCCGCCACGCACCAGGCGATGACCCAGCGCGTGAACGGCGGCGAGGGCACACCCAGCGTGGCCATGGTCCCCTTCTGGGGCTGCAGGGCCGTCACGCCCGAGGGGTTCGCGAGGGGAATCTGCTCCAGCTCGTCGATGTCCACGTAGATGCACTCGCCGGGCGCGAGGTCCGTGAGACCCGGGAGGGCCGCGGTCTGGTCGGCGATGGCGTTCTCGTACGTGCCGGCGATGCCACTGTTGCAGAACACGAAGACCAGCCCCTGCCAGAGGAGGTCCGTGGGTGAGGTCGTGTTCGGGTAGAGCGTGAGGTTGTCCCCGTTGGGGAAGCGCGCGTTCAGGTTACGTCCGAACTTCGTCTGCCGGTCGGCCGTGGCCGAGTACCAGAAGGGGCCTCCCCCGACTTCGCGCAGCCGGGATTCGATGCCCTGGATGGTGTCGTACACGCACGTGAAGGCCTTGTCACCACCCTGGAAGGGGTTCTCGCCTGGGGCCAGCTCGTTGCGCCCCTGGGGCCAGCTGTAGGCGTTGAAGGGGTTCGGGGTGGTACCACCCGTGCCCAGGCGCCCGAGCAGGTTGCGCGCGTCCTGGATGGTGAGGACGTTGTTGTTCGCGTCCGTGGTGACGAGGGCGATGGGGAGCACGTTCGGCGAAGCCGTGAAGTCCGAGGTCGAGATGACGATGACGAAGTTGAGCGTGCGCGCGAGCGGGACCGTCTCGGGTTCCTCGAGGAGGGTGTCGGCGTCGAGGAACTCCACGAGGTCCGAGGTCGTCGGGTCTGTGGCACGTCGCAGGTCCAGGCCCACGTAGTTCAGCTGCGAGGCGGTGAAACTCCCGAGCACCTGGGGGTTCGTGCTCGAGAGCACCTGCGGGGCCGTGCCAGGCTGGGTCCGGAAGATGGTCCCGTTCTCGCTGGCGTTGTAGTGGAGGATGACCCCGGGGTCGACCTGGAGTTGGAGGCTGGTCGCGGGCTGCCCGATGGCGCCAGGGTTGGCGAGCACGAAGCCGTTGACGACGAGGGGGTTCTTGCCCGCGATGGCCACACCGGCAAGCACATCGAAGTCGTTGGCGTTTGACGAATCAATCGTACGAAGATGTGGGACGTCAACTCTGGCTTGTCCAAGCCAATTCATTTGTCTTTCTACAGACATAGCTTACTCCACATACTTGAAAGTGTAGCCCTTAGCGGCAGATACTTTGCCCTTTAGGACTAGACAGATGTGAGAACGATGAACGCCAAGCTCACGCGAAGCCGCAACGGCAGATTTGTAGACTTTACCGTTTGAAGCCCAAATAGATTTAGAGACAGCGGCCGAAATCTTGGCTCGTCTTTCTGCAGAATGGGGTCCATTCTTCCTTCCAGAAAGCGTGGCTGAGATTTTGGCTCGAATGGTCGGGTCAGCAGACCTTGCTCGGGCCCTATCTACAAGAGCTGTCCTCTGTTCTTGGGTGAGGTCCTGTTTCTTGCCCAACGCGTGCTTGTTCCCGAGATTAGCCTCACGAAGTTTTCGCTTGGTTTCTGGGCTCATCTTACGCCCAACACACCCCTCACCGCCAAGAGTGTGGTTGTACAGTCCGGCCCCCAACGACTTCCAATAGGCGATGTTCCAAATCTCTGCCTCTGGGAGGTCATCTCGATTCTCGTAGACTTCAAGAAGGATGGCTTCGGGTCTCATTCCCTGGGCTTTGAGTGACCGTATCCAGTTCCCAGTATGACTGTGGTCGCGTTTCAGGTATCCTGGATAAGCATGAGACCTAGCCCGCTTCAGTCCATACGTGGACTTGCCCACGTACCGGAGTTGTCCGGTCCGGGGGTCTGCCAATCCGTAGATGATGAACTTCGAGGCCATGGGGGATACTCCTTAGATTGCCGTTGCTTATGTTGGTGCCTGGGGCACGGAATTGTCCCATTCGAGGCACTCGAAGACGAGTGCTCCCGTGACGAAGTTCCTCACGGGCACGTTCCAGCTCTCGTTCAGGAGCGAGCAGCGGTTCGCCTCGAAGAGGACCTCGCCGGTGACGCGGTCGACGAGGGCGACCGTGAAGTAGCGCTGCCTCACGAGGTCCTTGAATTGGGTGGTCAGCTGCGCCCCCTGGGCGCCCCCGTCGTTGCTGGTCCGGTACACGTTGACGGTACCGCCGGCCTTGGCCTGCGTGGGCACGGCCTCGTAGGGGCCGCTGCTATCGAGCCCGTAGACCATGCGCTGGCCCGTGGCGGAGTACCACTGGAACCCGAAGACGCGTCCGAAGGCGACGCCGTTGATGTAGAGGAGTACGCGTGCGCCAACGAGGATGAGAGGAGCGCCCATGGGCTTAGAGACCCTCGCCTTCGACCTGGAGGTTGATGCCGAGGCGCGCGTCCTGCTCGTCGAGGTTGAGGTTGTTGGAGCCCCAGACGAGAACCTTGTCGCTGAACTTCGTGCCCGTGACGGGGAGACCCTCGCCCCCGAGCCCGCGGTCCCCGGGGTAGGTGATGGCGATGTCCACGTTCAAGCCCCCGGCGCTGATGTTCTCGACGGTGCCCTCGGCGACGATGCGCCCGGAGTTGCTGTCCGTAAGGTAGAAGCTCCCCACGGCCTCGGGCACGGGCGGCACCCAGGGGCCCTTCCCGGCCAGCAGAGTGACCGTGGAGCCCGCGGGCACGTCGAAGGGCATCTTGTACGTGTAGTCGAGGCCGAGCACGTCGGTGCCGTACACGCCCAGGTAGGGGACCGCGAAGGCCGCCTCCGAGGACCCGAAATTCAGCACCAGATAACCCGGGGCGTTCGGGAACGCGGACGCGGAGCTGGAGAGCGTGAGCGTGGCGTATTGCTGGCCCGCGTACAGGGGCACCATGGTATGGCTCTGCACGCTCGTGATGCCCATGGGCGTCTCCCCGCTCGTGTCGTACACGTAGGGCCCGGGGATGGTGCCGCAGGGTGGCGCCGCGAAGGGGGTGATGACCGTGTCCAGACCCGCGTTGACGGTGTAGAAGGGGTATGCCGGGGTCTCGTAGTAGAAGTAGTCCCCGCTGACGGCCGTGACGGTCTGCCAGCCCTCGAGACCGCCACCTTGGACGGTGTCGCTGGCGCCGATGAAGACAAGCCCGGTTGTGATGCCGGGGGAGAGGCTATTCCCGGGGAACACGAAGGGGAACGTGAAAGGGAAGCCGCCGCTCGAACCGTAGATTGTCTCCAGCGCCCCGCCGGCCACCCACACGAAATCTTGGTCGTTCATGAGCACGGCAGTGCCCGCGGTCTCGTACACGTAGGTCGCATCGGGCATGGGCACGAGCCCGCGGGTCCACAGCCCCGTAGCCGGGTTCCAGTACTCGAAGACCTGGGGGGCCGGGTCCCCGGCGGCGTCCGCGACGCCCCCGAAGACCAACACTTGGTTGCTCGCGGGTAGATACACGGCCTGGTGGCCCGCGCGCGGGAAGTTCATGTTCCCCGCGGGGGACCAGCTACCCGTACGCGGGTCCCAGATTTCGGCACTGGCTGTAGGCGGGGCCACGCCCAGTGCCGTGGCGGGTAGGAATGGTTGACCGAGTTTGTACGCGTACCCGCCGGTGACGAGGATGCGACCATCGGGGAGGAGCGTGGCCTGGTGACTGCTGCGAGCCCACGTCATGGCACCCGTGGACACCCAGGAAGAGGCGCCCTGCTGTAGCGCCTCGGTGGTGGCAAGCAACTGGCCACTGCCCTCCGTCAGGAGGTTCCCTCGGCCCCGAAGCCACGTGAGGTAAATATCGGTGGAGGAGCGCGTGGACGTCGGCGGATTGGGGCTCTGGAAGGGCGCCGGCAGGGCTCCGCTGACGCGCACGTCGTCGATGCTTCCGTAGAACTGCTCCCCGAGCTGGGGGCTCTCGCCGATGTGCCACTCGGAGCTGCCGCCACCGGTGGCGTTCGTGAGGCCCGAGACGAGCGTGCCCAGGGGCTGCCCATCGAGGTAGAATTGGACGTCGTAGGTCGTCGTCGAGCCAGGGGTCTGAGCCTTCGTGACGGCGACGTGGTGCCACTTGATGGTGGGGTCGAGGGTTCCGGTCGCCGACGCGGTCGCGGCCGTGGCGTTCGTGCCATCCTGCCAGGTGAGGGCGAGCGTGAACACGGACGTGCTGCCATTCCAGGCTGCGCTCAGGTTCGCGAGGATGTTCGTGGCTGAGCTACCCGCGGGACCCTCGTAGCTGAGGATGGTCTGGAGCGCACCCGAGGGGCCGGCTTGGATGTTGCCTATCCACGCCTCGATGGTACACGGCCCCAGGAGCGTGCTCACGGCGAGGGCGTTACCCGCCCCAGCCAGCACGATGCCGGCCCCGAATGCTCTTGCGTTGCCGATTTCCCCGGCGGTGTCCACGGTGGTGCCCGTGGGGGTGAGGTTGTACGCGTTGACGCCGCTGTCGATAGCGGTCGTGGGGGTGCTCTCGTCGAGGTGCCAGAGTGCGAGAACGAGGTTGTCGTTGACGGCGGCCTGTGCCAGCGTGCGCCCCCCGATTGCCATTACCCAGGAGTTGCCCTCGGCGTCCACGTAGGACACGCCCTGGTGCTCGGCTCGGCCCTGGAGAAGTGAGGGGCCTGACGTGACCGTGAGCTGGTTCCCGTCCGTGATGTCCACGTTGGCCACGGCGGCGGTGTTAACGGACGTCGCGCCCCCGGCGAAGACGACGTCACCGTTGCCGGCGAAGACGGACGCGCTCAGGCTAGAGCGAGCCACGGAGAGGGTGCCAGTCACGGTACTCCATGTCCCCGGTCCGCTCATGCCCGGCAGGTAGATATTGAGGTCGTTGTAGAAAGTGGGGGGGCCGCCAGTCAGGGTCAGGCCGCCACCTACGATGGCCCCACCGAGATTGTCACCCTGGGTGATGACCGCCATGGCGTGTCTCTCCACCGTGTGAGGGTAGCTCGCCGTGACGACGTAATTGTAGGTCCACGAGTACCCACCGTTGGCCTCGAGGACGGGCGGAGGGAGAAGCTCAAACCGCTCGCACAGAGCCGTGGTGACACCATCGATGTCTCCCCCGACCTGGAGCGCGAACGCCGGGGGGTCTATGACAATAGCGCTCGAGTTCGGGAGCAGTGCCGCCGTCCCAAATTCCACGGGTTCCGGAACCTGGTCCGCGACCCGGATTTCCGAAAACTGGGACAGTGGAGACGCATCCGTGGTGCCATTACCGCCCGACGTACCCATCGTGCCCGAGATAACCGCGGGCAGCTCCAGGCTGGGAACGATGTTGTCGACGAAAATCTGCGACCCCGCGGTGAGCGTGTTGCCCGGCGCGTACACGGTCACGAGCCCGGTGTCGTCCCTGCTGATGGGCCATGCCCCGCCGGGAGCATTGGGGTTCACGAGCGGGGGCGCCACGTGCAGGTACGCGGCCGTGTCCACGCCCCTCTTGATGATGGCCGAGGTGGCGGGGATGATGACCTGGCAGGCGTCGGGCACGCTCTGGTCCACGACGACCGTGCGGCTCCCCAGGGCCTGCGTGGTCGCCTTCAGGGGGCGGTAGAAGCGCACATCGTCAAGGGTCACCTCGGCGACGCTGCTCTGGGGCGTGGACACGAAGTTCTCGACGTCCACGTACTGGACGAGGGTGGCGCCGCTGTAGGCCACGTACACGTCCAGGATGGGGAAGCTCCCGCGGTTCTGGGGCTGGAAGGCGGCCCCGAAGACGTTCACGTAGTCCCCGGGGTGCACGCTCAGGAGGCTCAGCGCGCCCGAGACCAGGGCGAGGCGCATGATATTCGTCGGTGGATTGGTGGCGCTCGGCGGCGCCAAGGGGCTGTGCGTGTACACGTTCCAGACGAGGGTCGAGGGGACCGTGGCCGGCAGCGGCAGGGGCAACTGCTCCTCGAAGAGGAGCGCATTCTGGGCGCGGCCGCCGGTGACCTGCACGCTCGAGCGGAGCCCGATGGTGCCGCTGTAGACGCGCACCGTCGAGAGGCTAGAGAGAGGGTCCGTCCACGCGATGGCGAAGCCATTGTTCCCGAGGACCTGAATGGCCCTGGTGATGGCGACGGCGACCTCGATGGCCGTGGCCGCGCTGATGTTCGTGAAGTCCGCGGCCGAGAACGTGACGGGCACGGCGTTGACACCGTCGAAGAGGAGTTGGAGGTCCCAGCCGTCCTGGAGCGCGAAGGGCGCACCCGCGGCGGTCTCCTCGTAGGCGCAGACCGCATCCGTGCCGTAGAAGACCTGAAGCACCTTCAGGATGGCGGGCTGCGTGAGCTGGTTGCTCTTGATGTCGATGCCGAGCTGGCGGAAGTCGGGGTCGCTGAGACCTATCCCCTCGGGCCGGTTGATACCGTTGTCGGCAAGTTGCCTATCGAGGAACTGCTCGCTGGCGCTGCTGATGAAGAGTTGGTCGAACGCGTACTCGGCATTGTCCCAGTTGGTGGCGTCACCCGAGCCGAGTGCGGCCACGATGGCCGTCCAGGCATCACCCTGCAACGCCGGATTGAGGAACTGGCGTATGAAGCCCTCGGGGGCCTGATTCTGGACCCCGGGGTTCGGGGTTGGGGGGATGGGGAGGAGCATCGGTTACGCACCCACACAAATCCAGTTCCAGGAAAAGGGTTCCGCATCTGTGTTTCCAGTCCCGTAGACGCTGAAAGAAATCGCCTTGGCCCCAACAGGACCGGAGAAATTGACCTGTGTGTACAGACTTCCACCAAAGACCGTTGCTGTAGCCCCAGAGGCATTCTGCACGATGACGTAGGCGTAGTTGGGGAAGGGTTTGGTGAAAGTGACGGTGAATAGAAGACCCCCGGAGTACCCATTCGTAGAACCCGTGAATGAGACGTTTCCGCACATGTCATTCGATGTTGCGTTGACGGCAGGTGAAGACAGTCCGGCCGACCCAGTGACGTTGGTCGCTGTGATGAGCTTCTGGCCGTTGCTGCGCAGTTGAGTGACCGCCAGCGCACCCTGGTAGTCCAGAGAGGCTATCTCGGTTCCATTGTTTCTGAGGCTTATGGCCTCACCACTGGTGATATTTCCCCCAGTATCGAGAATCACTCCGGGACCAGCCCCGGCCGACATATTCCCGCTAAGAGTTAATGCTGAAATTTGTTCAGGAGCGATAAGAGGTGGTGTAGAAAGCTCTGTAGTCAACAACTGCATGATACCTGTGCCACCGATGAGCCACTGGTGGGAGTAGCTGGAGGGTGCCTCGAACCTCAGGGAGGTGCTGCCTGTCAACAGCTGAATTGAAGCGTTTTCCGACGAGGCACCATTGAAGAATATGCTTGGGGACGCGTTCGTGCTACCTGAGGAGGGCCCGATGTTCAGGTTGCCTAGGTAATCAAAGTTGGCTTTTTCGGTTCCGTTGCTCTGGAAGCTGGCGATTTCGCCACCCGAGGTCAGGGTCGTCGGACCAGAATTGATGATGACGCCAATGCCGGTGGCAGCGGCATTCCCCTGGACCGTCAGGGCCGTCGAGGCCGTATTCTGGTAGATGCCCAGAACACCACCTTCAACGAGCAGCTGCGTCGTGGTCAGTGCCCCACGAATCGTGCCCGCAATGGAGAAACTATGGCTTGCCGCGGCAGCGCTGTAGAGTAGAGGTCCTGTGCTGGAACCAACGATGGTGCTCTGCTCAGCCGTGCCGCTTGAGGCCGCGTTGAAGTAGATGGTGGGTGACAGCGTAGCCGTGCCCCCGTTGACACCGAGGTTCAGGTTGCCTTCCCAGTCGAAACTGTCGACGATGGTGCCGTCGTTCTCAATCTCGAGGACCTGGCCGGAGGTCATGGTCGTGGTACCACTGTTGATGATGACCCCGGGACCGTTCGCACCGGCATTACCGGTGAGAGTGAGCGCGAACTCGGCGGTGACGACCGCGACCCCGACCTTACCGGTGCTGGACGTGAAGGCGAGAGAATCGTTCCGGGCCGATACGACTTCGATGCTGCCCGGGACGGTGCCGCTGAGGTCCCCACTGACGATGCCACCACCACCGCCACCAGCTGCGGCGGGTACCCA